CTACGCTGCCAAATCCTGTCCCATACAGTCTCCCATACTTCCGTCGCCGATCACTTCGGCACAGAAGCGGTCGATATCCGATTTCGCCCACACTGTGCGAGCTCCCAATTTCCGCTGTTTGGGGAAATTGCCCTGCGCCATGCGCCGGTAAATGGATGCCCGGCTGAGTGAGGTCCGGATCATGACGACCTCGATGTCTTGGAGGTCGGCGGCCAGATCGGCTGCAGTCTTCTTCCCGCTCATGAGTGATTCTCTCGCTGGCGTTTGCCCGCTCCGTTGATGTGCAAGGTGCTTTTACCGGCGGCGCAGGCCGGCAGCGGCTCGGGGTGGCTGATGTGTCGCTGGGTCATGGGGAGATCTCCAGAAGGAAGGTGTTCACGCGACGTGCTCCAAGGCGAGGCCCTGTTGGTGGCCAGACGTTGAGGCGCTTGGGCTGATCCAGAGGCATTCGGTCCGCAAGGTGCAGCCGCGGCCTGCGCTGATCCGCGCTCGGGTTTCGACGCGGCGCCAGTCCTGCAGGGCCGCGTCATACAGGTCAGTCCGGTATCCGGATACGACGACCATCCCGCGCAAGCTCTTCAGGCAATCCAGCAGTTCCTGGTGATCGCCTTCGGTCATCTCGTGGCGGTAGTAGCCGGCCTTGCCGGACTGCATCACGCGGGTGCTGTGGACGTAAGGCGGATCCACGTAGTGCAGCGTCTGGGCGCCGTCGTGCTGCCGCATGACCTCGATCGCCGGCCGGTTCTCGATCAGTACGCCGGAAAAGCGTTCGGCGACTGCGGCCAGTCCATCGGGGAAGCGCGCCCAGTGGTGCTGTGCGGTCCCGTACGCGCGCTGTGAGTCAATGCGGAAGCCGGTTTTACCCTTGGTGGCGCCTGCAGATCCGAACCCCATCTGAGCCCTGATCAACAGCCTCCGCGCCCGTTCGACTGGATCCGCCGTCGGTTCCCACGCCTGCTCGAACTCGGTGCGGGCGTAGGGGGTCAGCGCGCAGGCTTCAGTCAAGCGATCGCGCTGGGCTGGATCCTGAAGCACACGGAAGAAGTTGACCACGTCGCCATCGAGGTCGTTGTAGACCTCCGCGTAACTGCGAGGCTTGGTGAGCAGCACGCCGGCCGCGCCGCCGAATGGCTCGACGTACGTCCGGTGTGCCGGCAGGTGCTGGTGCACCCAAGGCGAAAGCCGGAACTTGCCGCCGTGGTAGCGGAACGCTGGCGCGGTGATCATGCGAACAGCTCCAGTTGTGCGGGAAAAGACGGCGCCGCTGCGCGCACCGAACGCTCGATTACCATCAGATTCAGCAGCCTGCGGCGATTGGCCGCGGCGAGGTCCATCAAATGCCAGAACGGCGGATCCAGCAGGCCGCCGCTGCCCGGGCCATGCAGGCGCACACGGCGTGCAACCAGCAGGTACTCGCGTATGAAAATCATCAGCCTGTATCGGGCGAGGGGCAAGCCGGCGGCGATCATGCGAACATCTCCAGTTGATACGGCGCGATTGGGCGACGGACTGCGAAGGCGCCGGGCTCTCGCTCGATAAGCAGGTCCCGTGGGATGTGGAAGTGGTAGCCGCGGCCGTTCATGTCGGTGATGCAGATCATCGGGAAGTAGCACACGGCGATCGCGCCAGAGCAGAAGAGGTAGTAGCCCCGGCCACAAGCAGCCTTGCCGCTCTCGGTGCTGTCGATGAGCATTTCCCGCGTCCAGCCCGCAGCGAGGCGAACCGATACAGCAGCCTCTGCGATCTCCCGTGCCTCGTCTTCTTCCATGATTCGGCAGGACACCATGCCCATGACCCGCAGGGCGGAATCCATGTCGCCGGCAGCCAGCGACTCAAGCGCCTGGCCGCGGGCCTCCCAAAGCCGAGCATCGTTCGGAGTGATCGAATCGAGCTGGATGCCGGACAGGCCGGCCAGCTTGCGCCCCGTTTCGCGGAAGTCGGGCATCTCCTCGAGCATTACACGTCCTCCCGCAGCCTGGTGCGCCGGTCACGCGGCGGCTTGACGGTGGCCAGGGTGGTAGGGTGATCACAAGCCTGCGGTGTCTGTGCCAGACTTTTCCTGCACTGGTTAGAAAACAGGCAACTCGAAAGCGTGGCGGCACAGTCGTGGACGCCGACGTCTATCAGGGAGGAACTGCCAGATGTACGAGCTCGTTGGTCCATATCTTGTTCACTGGAGTGCGACTGGCGAGCAGCGTTGTGCTGCGGGCCAATGGACTGGGCATTGGGCGATTTACCATGCTCATCAGTGCAATTTCGACCGTTCGGTTGCCCGGGGAAGCACGGACATTTGTCCGTATCCTGGCGAGGCGCTGATCCTTGCGAAAAACCAAGCACTGAAAGTGGTGGAATCGCTCCCTGAGGATGAGTAACTAACTCAGCCATTGCCCACCCCCGGCGCTGCATCGCGCTGCCCGTCGCGCAGGGCCCGGAACTCAGCGATCACCTCCGTCGCGATGCGTTCGGTGTAGGCGCGCTCTGCCTTCGTCATCCGGGTTTGGCGACCGGAGATCATGTTTCCGGCCACGTAGTCGGCATCGCACTGGGCGACGAACTCCATCACGGTGCGGTTACCCATTGCGCCCCAGAAGGCTTGCCAGGCGTTGCCGTAGCAGGTGACGACGATGCGGCCCCGGCCGGCGGCCTGGTCCTGGACGAAAACGCTGATTGGATCGAGGTTGTTGCGCGCAGGGATGCGAATCTCGCGGACCTGCCCCAGGTCGATGCCCTGCGCGGGCGGGGCGACGTACAACGGAGCCATGTTGCCCACGCGATCTGCCATGCCCGGGAACAGCTCGGCGCTGAAGCCACCATCGACTCTTGTGCGTACCTGACCGACCGGCACCTGCGCCACAGGCTGGAGGCCGGCGAGGTGCTGGGCGAGCGCGCATGCGAAGTCGGCAGCCAGTTCAGTCGCGATGTAGGTAGTGAAGTCGTGTCGACGCATCTCGCGCGCGAAGAAGTGAGCGATGTAGCAGCGGGCGCCATCGCTAGTGCTGATCGCCGCGGCGGGGTTCTCGGTCGTCATGGCTGGCTTCCTTTCTCGTGGTCTCTGATGCGGTCGATGAGGTAGGTGGTTTCGTTGCGCCACTTGGCGCGGTCGGTCGGGTTGAGGTGCTTGGCGAGGTAGTGGAGCTTTTCGAGCGGCTCGATCAGCCAGGTGATGCGGAAGGGCATGGCGGAGCGGTGGTCGCGGAGCGGCGCGTGCGGCCGGCAGTCCGGCCCTGCGAGCCATTCGGCCTCGTCGCAGTCCAGGCATCGGCCATCACCGTTGCTTCCGGGCGGCCACCGGTGCTCCTGCCTTCCGACCGGCGGGTGCAGGTAGAGCGCGCGAATGATCAGATTGCGGCGCCGCGGGTTGGCCACGTCCTCGAGCTCGGCCTCTTCCCAGGGCTCTCTGCTGCCGCGCCGCCGGCATTCGTAGCGGACCGGCTTCTGCGAGCCATACAGCTGCTCCATGAAGACCTTTGCCCAGGCAGCGGCAATCTCGGCCGGCACGGGCTCGCCGGCGGCGCCAGCGCGGCGCATGGCGCGCACGGTGGAGGCCACGGTCGGATCAGCCATCGCGGCCGCGCCTCCACGCGTCGGGCACCTGGGTGGCGCAGAGCAGGGCGCCCATGAGCAGGTAGACGCCGGTGTCCTGCATGCCGTGCCAGGCCATCGCGAAGGCGACGGCCGCGAGCAGGGCGCCGAGCAGCACCAGCCCGCTGGCACGCCAGTGGCGGATCAGCCAGCGCATCGGATCTGCTCCATGAGCTTGGCGAAGTGCTCTTCGTGGCGGCGCTGCAGCCAGGCGGTGGCCACGAGGGCACCAGCGACGAAGCCGACGATCAGGCCGAAAGCGAAGTCGATCCCGCTCATGCTGCATCGCCTCCCGGCGCAGGACGGGCGGCGAGGGCGCGCGCTGCCATGCGGTTCTGGACGTCTTTCGAATACCCGGCGCGGACCAGCTGGCCGACGGCGGCGCGGGAATCCCAGCCGCAGGCGATGGCCTGCCGGCGGACGGACTGAGCGCGGTAGAACTGCTCGGAGGTCGTGACGCTCATGCGGCGGCCTCGCTGCTGACGGCCTCGCGAAGCTGGGCAGCCGCGCGCTGCAGGTCGACGGCAACGGCGTCGGCCTCATCGGCGGTGAAGTAGACGCGGCCGGCGGCACCGACGTGCATCGCGACTTTGTTGGAGATGGGCTGCGCTTCGAACCGGACAGGCCCGGTCGAGCTGCTGAGGGTGAGGGTGGCCATGAAGTCTCCGTGCCCCGGCCCGGATGGGCTGTTACTGGGGCGACCGGAACAAATTACAGAATACTGTAGACCTGTGTCAACAGAATTCTGTAATTCGATTGCTCACGGCCAGAAAGCAAAAGCCCCGCTCATGCGGGGCCGTTGCAACTTAATAGCGGAATTGTGATCACTGACTGCCGCCGTCAGGCACCTCGAGCTTGCTGCCGTCGGCGAACACGATCACCTTCGGGGTCCACAGCACTTTGTACTTGCTCTCATCAAGGTCTGCGAGCTTGCGGTCCTTGTTATCACCAGTGGAATAGCGGACAGATCTGCTTCCAGTCCAAGTAACACTCTGACCGGCAGGGATGGTGTCGTCGTTTGAGATTGCGAAGCCTGAGATCTCATCGCCAAAGAGGTCTTGAACGGACACGTAGCCCTTCACTCCGGCGATGTCTTTTTCTGTGTTGTTTCTATAGCCAAACACTATGGAGAGGTGTTCGTCCATTAGAAGCCCACTCATGCCTCGTTCCTCTTGAATAGCCTTGGAGACGAGCGTAACGGTAACTGCCTCGCGCATCGGCTTAATGGCGGCTTCCCGCTTTGCCTCAAGCTCAACCTTCAGTGCAGCTTGCTTAGCGGCTTCTGCGTTCTGGTCTTCGATAAACTTGCGCTGTTCCTCGATCGCCTTTCCAATCGTCACTCCCTCCGGGATGCCTATGCTGTCTTTTTCGCTTCCAGAGAACTGCGCCATCAGAGCATGCCGCACGAGATAAGACTGAAGAAGGTCCTTATCGCCGTCCTCTAGCTTCTCTACCTCTGGTTTGATGCTCTCCATCTCACTCAGCTTCGTCGGGAGTTCAGTGTTCTTTGGATTGGCGCAGCCTGACAGGGCTAAGCAAAAACATGTTGCAAGCAGCAATTTTCTCACGGGCAATTCCTTTTGGATGGTGGTCCTGATAGGCGGATGAGACAGCGCGATTTGGGGCTCAGTTCAAGCGATCAATTCGGTTGCGAAGGTAGACCTTTCCACCAACCACTGCGTGCGGCGGCAATGCGAATGCCGGGTACAGGCCTGCGTTAGCGCTAACGACGTAGATCGCATCCCCCCGATCCTGCAGCGCCTTTATCTGTTGGCCGTTTCCGGTATTAATCAGGTAGATGCCGTCGCCGTCGAAGGTGGTTACGCCGGTGTCTACAATCAGTGCCTCGCCAGGCTGAATCACGGGGATCATCGAATCGCCGCGCCCCGTTACCAGCACTAGACGCCCTGGCGGTGGCACAAAACCGACGACTGACCGGATGTATCCAGGCTCGAAATCCATGGCGCGCACCACCTCTGGATAGTCCTCGTTGACTCGTCCTTCCCCCATGCCTGCTTCTCCATCCAGTTGCTGGACGTGAACATAGCCCTGGCTGGTCTCAGCGGCCGCGACCTTGGTCGCAGGCGAGGTGGTGCCCTTCTCTTCCTTGGGGCCTTTGCCGGTTTCTAGCCAGCGCAGCGAAACACCTAATGCATCCGCGATCACGCGTAGCTTCGTGCTCGTCTGCATGCCTCCGCGTTCCAGCTCTGCCAAGGTGCTGTAACCGACCCCCGTCATCTGCGCCAATGAAGTTCGGCTGATGTTCTGCTGGGACCTTTCCTTTCTGAGTCTGGTGCCGATGGTTTCCATCCGGCAATGGTCACAGAACCCTGTAACAGAATGCTGTTGACTGTAATTACAGGATTCTGTAACTTGCGCATCCATGGACTGGAAATCCCACATCGAAAGGTTGTTGAGCGCCGGGGCCACTGTTGATCAGTTGGCTGTCGGGATGGGCGTAACGCCCAATGCTGTCCGCGAGATATTGGCCGGACGTACCAAGTCACCGCGCGCTGAAGCTGCTTTCAAGCTGGCGGCTATGAAGCCGGAGCACTACGGGAGCAACTGCCGCCAGATCAGCGCAGGGGTCAACACCAGAATGAGCAAGCGCGCGCTGCGGGCGAAGTTCGGTTTCAAGACCGATGCGCACTTGGCGAAGGTGCTGCAGCTCCCGGTGGAGCAGGTCGAGGCCTGGCCGGAAGAGCTGAGCGTCCCGGCCTTGCCGCAGGTGCTGCAGCTTCTCGGCGTGCAGGAGCAGCCGTCGTCGGCCGCCTCGGCGCCGGACGATCCGGACGCCGACCGTATTGACCTCGGCGTCCACGCCGCCTGACTGGCCGTCCCTGGCCATCGTCCCTGAATTGAATTCGTCCATGACGCCGATCGTGCGCCATGACGGGCCAGCCCGAAACCTTGAAACACACGTCTTCCCAAGGTGAACCCATGACCTGCCGCACTTCCGCACTCAACTGGATCGACGTCCTTTACAACTCCGTGCGCGAAACGCCCGGCGGCGTACAGGCGGCTGCCGCGTATCTGGCGCAGCGACGCGGCAAATCGATGCACCCAGAGACGCTCCGAGCGAAGTTGCGCGGCCTTGAGGGCGAATCGGTCACCATCGAAATTGCCGAGCTGCTGACGGAGTGGATGCAGGAACAGACCGCGAGTAAGGAGCGCGCGCTGGACTGGCTGCAGGCATTTGCTGGCCGCTTTGATCTGGCGATCGAGGTGGTGCCGCCGGCTCCGGAAGGTGGCTGGGCTGATGAGGTCGGGGCAATCCAGACCAAGCTGCTTGAGATCAACAGCTTCATGGGTCGTCTTGCTGGCACCGCTGTGAAGGCCATGGCCGACCGCCGCATTGATAGCGATGAAGCGCAACTCATGATCCGTGAGGCGCGATCGATTATCACGATGGCGTACCGCCTGATTCGCAACATCGCCCGTGCTGCCGCAAAGGGTAGGGCAGCCCGATGAGCCATCTGGCCCGTTCAACCGATATCACCGGTAGCCATGAAGCCGCTGCTCTTCTTGTCCGGAGCGGGCGCCACGCCGCGCAGAAAGATCGCACCGAGGCTGCAGTGAAGCGCTATCCGGGCATGACCAGCATGCAGCTGGCGCACGCGACCGGCATGGATCGATACATGGTCGCCCGCCGCCTTCCGGACTTGGCCAAAGAAGGCCGCGCCCACCGCGGCGCCAAGGCGCTTTGCCCCATTAGCAACATCACCGTCTGCACCTGGTGGCCAGTGGCCCAGGGCGACAACTACACCCTGGCGGTCTGAACCATGTCCACGATCATCATGAGCCAGTGCTGGCCGCTGCAGAGCCTGAGCGTTACGCAGAAGGCTGTGCTCATCTCCCTGGCCGACCAGGCCAACGACGATGGCGTGTGCTGGCCGGCTATCGGCACCATCGCCAAGCGCTGCTGCATGTCGGCGCGCGCTGTGCGTGATGCGATGGATCACCTTGAGCTGGTGGGGCTGCTGTCGCGCGAGCGCCGCTTCAACAGCAGCAGCGTCTATGCGGTCACTCCGGCGAAGTTCGATGCCACCGCTGCCCCTTCGAAGAGCAAGCGAAAGGCCGGAAAATCGGGGGATGCACCGGGCGCAGGTGCTGCGCCCCATGCAGGGGGTGCGCCCGGTGCAGGAGGGGATGCGCCCGGTGCAGGGGGTGAGGCAAGGGGCGCAGGTCTGGAGGTGCGCCCCGTGCCGCCTAACCGTCATATAACCTCCATTGAACCGTCAGAAGAACCGCAAGTTCCGGCGCTGGCCGCGCCGCTGTCGAAGGCGGCCCTTGAAGCGCAGATGCAGGAAGCCTGCAAGCAGACGTGGGCTGCCTACCGCACGGCCTACCGTCTGCGGCACGGCGTGGACCCGGTGCGCAACGCCAAGGTCAACACCAACGTGCGGGACTTGGTGAAGCGGCTTGGCCGGGAAGAGGCGCCGCACGTGGCCGGCTGGTTCCTGAGCGTCAACGAGCAGTACGCCGTGAAGCGGATGCACGATCTGGGCGTCCTGCTGGCCGGGGCCGAGGCATACCGGACGCAGTGGGCCACTGGCCGGCAGGTCACGACGACCGGCGCCCAGCACACGGACCAGACCCAATCGAACCTGAGCGCCGCCGATGAAGCGATCGAGCTGCTGCGTAGCCGGAGGCCGACCAATGCTGTCTGACCGCGAGCAGGAAGACCTGGTCAAGGGCCTGATGGCCACGGCCGAGGTGATTGGTGACCAGCTGCGCCCGACTGCAGCGGCCTACATGGTGCAAGACCTGTCCTGCTACTCGATGGCGGTGCTGGAGCGCGCGCTGGCCGGGTGCCGCCGGGAGCTGAAGGGGCGCCTGTCTCTCGCTGCAGTGTTGGAGCGCATCGACGACGGCCACCCGGCCCCCAACGAAGCATGGGCGGTGGCCATCCAGGCGGCCGACGAGCGCAACACTGTGGTCTGGACCGCGCTCACCCAGCAGGCATGGAACACCGCGCTGCCGTTGGTGCAGGCCGGCGACAAGATCGCCGCCCGGCCCGCGTTCCTGGAGACCTACGCCCGTCTGCTGAAGGATGCGCGCGCTGCACGCCTGCCGGCCAGCTACACCCCGTCGCTGGGCTTCGACCTCACCAGCCGCAATGCGGCACTCACGGATGCGGTGAGCAAGGGGCTGCTGGCGCACGACCAAGTGAGCGACCACCTGCAGCTGACCGCGGCGGCGCCGGCTTTCAATCCAGTGGCTCTGTTGGCTGGAAAGGTCGAGGTCTCGCCGGGCGCCAACGCGCAGATCCTGGCGCGTCTGGAGGAACTGGCACGGGAGCTGGCCGCCTGATGCGCTCGGACAACAACCAGCTGGACATCTTCATCCACGACCCCCGCCTCAGCGCCGCTCGGGAGGCGCCCTTGTGGCGTGCCGCCGCTGCGCAGGCGCTGATGGACTTTCAGTTCAGCGCAGTGGTGCGAAAGGACCGCCACGACTACTACTTGGCGAAAGCGGTGGAGCTGGAAGAAGTCGCCGCCCAGTCAAGGGCCGCCGCCTGATGTGGTCCAAGGCACCACCGGCGACCGCCGCGGAGGGCGCGCGCATCGAGGCAGCGAAGGTGGGACCGTGCATGGCCTGCCTTGTGTTGGCAGCCATGCGCCTGCTGTCGGGCAGTCAGGTGTTCTACGGCTGCGACTACAACCACGCCAAGAGCGGGAACAAGCGTCGGGGGCACGCCTTCGGGTACGCCCTGTGCGTGTGGCATCACCGCCGCCATCCGATGGAAGGCAAGACCTTCGCCGAGATGCGAGAGATCTACGGCCCGAGCCTGATGGATGGCTCGCGGACCTTCCACGAGACCTACGGGACCGACGACGAGCTGATCGAGCAGCAGACGGTGGTCAACCAACTGAGGGAAGCAGCATGAAAACCGACATCACCCCCGCGTCCGTCCGCGATTGGTTCGCCGAGCAGCCGGCCGGAAAGCTATTCACTATGCCCACCATCAGCGCGATTTTCGGCGTGGCGCCTGGTGATGAGCGCCGCAGGCTGGCCGAGGCAGTTCGCTGCGGCTACCTGTGTGGCTTCCTGGAGCGCACCGAGACCGCCAGCGGCAGGGCGTATCGCGTCAGTGGGAATGGCATGCGCCGGCCGACGCTGGAAGAGGGCGAGCGGGTGCGTCGCAAGGCGGAAGCGCGTCTGGCCCGGGACGACCGAAAGCGCCGCGCCCGTGGTGCCCCGGTGTCGCCTAACAAATCCAGCCGCGTCCGCGCTGCGCGGGTGAGCCTGCGGGCGGCCAACATGCCTGCGCCAGCGGCACCGCCCCAGCAGCAGGTGTGCGAGACGATTGAGCAGTTCCTGGCACGCGGCGGCCGGGTGCAGCGCCTGCCGACGCACTGGGAGCAGATGGAGCGGGCTGCATGAAGCGGATCAACTGGCCTATCGCTGTGCTCGGGATTTTGTGGTGGTACATGGAGACCAGCTACTTCGGCTGGAACAGCGCACCAGGTAGCGTGGCGGAGCTGTTCGCCGATGGCATGGCGATGGCCTTCTACGCTGCCGCTTTCGCCTTCCCGCCCAGGCGAGGGGAGATGACAGTCGTGATCAACAAGGGGGTTTCGGGTGGCTGAGCGCGCGCTGGAACTGGTCAGGGTGGTGAGTTCAATCGACGAAAGCACAAGGGGAAAGTCCATGGGGAACAAACGTGAGCTGATGGCGAGGCTTGGACCGTCAACCGTCAAATTCGATACGGGCCGGGGCGGAATTGCTGACCTCACCAATCAGGACATCGCCGGGGCGCTGGGCATGGTTCCCGGCGGTCTGGGGCGAGAGCTACTGGAAGCGCTGTGGTGGCCGGACAGTGGCATGCGCCGGATCCAGCAGCTGCGCCAGGCAGTCATCGCGCTGGTGGCGCCCGAGTACATCCGCCAGCAACAGGCCCTGAGCGTCGCCCGAACCGAGTTCGGCATCGCCAAGGCAAGCATGGGCTGGGCAGGTGGCGCCGTGACCAATACCCAGCGGGTAGAGCACCGGAGGGCGGAGGCGAAGTTGGAGGCCGTGCGCGCGCTGTGCTGGCCGAACAACACGATGGAACAGTTGGGGAGCTTAGCGGCGGCCGTGATCGGCGAAATGGCGAGCGCCGGTTGCTGCGATGCCTGCGACGGCCGGCGGGTGCAACCTGCAGCGGATGGCACCGGTGCGGTGCAGTGTGAAGGCTGCGGAGGATCTGGCGTCGCACCTCTCAGCGGCAGGAAACGCGCGATAGCCATCGGCGCTGACCAATCGGCGTACCGGCGGTTCTGGCAGCAGGTCTATGAGTGGATGCTGGAGCGCATGCGCGACGCGGAGTCGGAAGCCGCCGAAGCCTTTAGCCGGGCGCTCTCGCGCGCTGCATAGTGAGGACTTGATGGGTCATCAATAAAGCGGGCAATCTTCCCACTATCCAGACACAAGCCCCGGCCAAGCCGGGGCTTTTTCTTTGCCCGCCATCCAGACCGGATTAACCCTCGCGATCAGCCGGCAGCGAGGCGGGCGCTTCATAGACAGGATGGCCCCGCAGCTGCTTGCAGGCAGCTGGGGGCCGCCGCAGTACGCGCTTGTCAGCCGCGCGCCATTGGCCGTGATCCTGGTGCTCTCGAGAGCCCGGCGATTGTGGCTGTGACTCGTTTCATAGGCTGAGATTTGAAGACCAAGACGATTTTCCCTTGGCCGGGCGGTAAGACCCGGCTGGCCCACCACCTGTTGCCGCTTATCGAGGCTGCGCCCCATACCTGCTACGTGGAGGCATTTGCGGGCGGCGCCGCGATGCTGTTCGCGCGGCAGCCAGCGAAGGTTGAGGTGCTCAACGACACGCATGGCGAACTGGTTCGTCTCTACCGAGTGGTCGCCAACCATCTTGACGAGTTCGTCCGCCATTTCCGCTGGTCACTGACCAGTCGGGAGATGTATCGCTGGGCTCAGCTGCAGAACGTCGAGACGCTGACCGATATTCAGCGCGCCGCGAGGTTCTACTACCTGCAGAAGCTCTCCTTCGGCGGCAAGGTCACTGGTCAGACACTGGGTGTGGGGCCAACGGCCAGCAAACGCATCAACCTGCTGCGCCTTGAGCAGGATCTGAGCGACGCCCATCTGCGTCTGCACGGCGTGGTGGTGGAGAACCTGCCCTGGCAGAAGTGCATCAAGAAGTACGACTCCGAATCAACGCTTTTCCTTCTCGACCCTCCTTACTGGGCGACCGAGGGTTACGGCAGCGATTTCGGCCTCGAGCAGTATCAGGAGCTCGCCACGGCGATGGCGGCCCTGAAAGGCAAGGCAATCCTGACGATCAACGACCACCCAGCGATGCGCGGCATCTTTGGGGCTTTTCCATCCATGCAGGTGCCGATTCGCTACACGATCGGCGGAGGCAACGGGGTGGGTCGTCAGGAACTGATCTACACGACCTGGAAGCCTGATGGCTGGCCAGAAACCTAGAGAACCAACCGGGAGGGGCGATATGCCGAACCGGACAATCCACGGGGCAACCATGCGGGACGAAATCATCAGCACCGCGGCGAGTGCTGCGGCAAAGGTCACGCCACCGGTTGCGGTCGCCGGTGCAGTCGCCGGCGGCGTCAACCTCGACCGCCTGGTCGTGATCCTGACCGTCGTTTACCTGGTCGGCCAGATCACCTATCTGGCGTGGCGCTGGGTTCGCGAGTGGCGGCAGGCTGCCAAGGCGGCCAAGGCATGAGCCGGGCCGGCGGCGCATCAGGCCGGTCGCTTGTGGCGTTGCTGGTCCTGAGCGCTGCGGGCCTCGTAACGATCGTTTCCCGCGAGGGTTATACCGAGACGGCGGTCATACCCACCAAGAACGACCGGCCGACTGTCGGGTTTGGCTCGACCTTTCACCCGGACGGCACACCGGTGCGTCTCGGCGATCGAATCACTCCGGATCGTGCCCTGCACACCGCTCAGGCACACATCGCGGGGGAGGAAAAGCGATTCCGTGCCTCGCTCCCCGGCGTGTACCTCACGCAGGGTGAGTACGACCTCTATCTGGACTTCACGTACCAGTACGGGACAGGCAGCTGGCAGTCATCGTCTATGCGGCGCCAGCTGCTGGTGGGCAACTACCGTGCCGCCTGTGATGCCCTTCTGCTGTGGAAGCGTGCTGGCGGCTACGACTGCTCGACGCTGATCAATGGCAAGCCCAACAAGGTGTGCTGGGGCGTGTGGGATCGGCAGCTGGAGCGGCATGCCAAGTGCCTTGCCGAGCTTGCCCCATGAGCCGGGGTCACTTGGTCGTTGGGCTGCTGATCGCATGGGTCGTGTGCTGTGTGCTGTCGTTCGCTGCAGGCTGGTCCTGGCGCGGCGATCGCGCGGCTCTCAGTACCGCCACGGCCGAGGTGGCCGACGGACAGGTGGCCTTGGCTGGGGAGCAGGTGGCGCGGTCTGTCGATCGCGAGCAGGTAGCAGGCGTCCAGCTGGCGGGAGATACCGCCGACGAGCGAGAGGAAAAGATCAATGCTGACTATCAAGAGCGCATCGCGGCTGCTGTTGCTGGCCGTGATGGTGAGCTTGGCCGGCTGCGGGGCCACTGGGCCAGTTGCGAAACCAGCCGCCTGGCCGACGGTGCCGTCGCTGCCGCAGCGGCTGCAGAACAAGACCGACTACGCCGGCTCGGTGCGGCAGGAATTGTATGGGCCTGCGAGCTCGCCCAGTCCGAGCGAGACGAAACCGTAGACCGATACCGGGCCGTCGAGACGGCCATCAACGGCGCCAAGCGCCCCTGATCCTTGGAGATCACCATGTCCCGAACCATCAAAGTACTCGGCGTCACCCTTTGGCCGACTCTCTCCCAGCGGCTTGCACAGCGCCTGCGCGCTGTCGAGGTGGACGGTGAGGCCCTGCGCAGCGAGCTCGCCGCGGTCAAAGCGCACAGTGAGAGTGTCGATTCCGCCGCCGGCTCGCAGATCACCTCGCTCAGCAGCCAGCTGGCCGCGGTCAATGGAGTTCTGATCGAAGTGCAGGGCCGCTTGCCGCTGCAGCCGAAGACCAAGAAGGCCAAGGCCCAGGTCCGCCGCCGCAGCCCGCGCTGATGGCGGGGCAGGGCAAGGCCATGTTGGCGCTTGGCCGGCTCAAGGTCGGCCAAATGAACAAGACGGAGGCCGCCTACGCGGAGCGTTTACGCCAGCTAGAGGCCGCCGGTGAGATCCAGTGGCACAAGTTCGAGGGCATCAAGCTGCGCCTGGCTGACGGCATGTTCTACACGCCTGACTTCGCGGTGCTAGCCGCTGATGGCGTGATGGAACTGCACGAGGTCAAGGGCTTCTGGATGGACGATGCCAGGGTCAAGATCAGGATGGCTGCTGCGCTGTACCCGATACGCTTCATTGCGGTCCGGGTTAGGCCGAAGCGGGACGGAGGCGGCTGGGCCGTCGAGGAGTTCTGATGGACGAGCGTATAGACCGTCTGCTGTCGCTGGCCGAGCAGCTGCTCGCCACGATCGCCGAGCAAGGTCGGCAGAACTCACTGCAGGCTGAGCAGATCGGACTGCTCACGCAGTCGGTCGTGCTGCTGCTGGGCGAGGAAGTCGGCGTGCCGGTGCCTGACGGAGACGCTACGCACGAGCCGCAGCGCACCGACATGGACGGGATGCCTTACTGATGGCCGGCTTGGCAGGCAATCGTCAAACCAAGCGGTCTATGCCTACCAACAGCCGGGCATGGCGCCAGCTCCGCGAAACCATACTGGTGCGTGATCTATACCGATGCCAGGAGCATGGTTGTGGAGTGACGTGCACCGGGAAGGGCGAGGCCCACGTCGATCACGTCGATGGCGATCCGAACAACAACAACCCGGCGAACCTCCGAACGATGTGCGTCAGCTGCCATAGCCGCAAGACTGCTCGCGAGGACGGTGGATTCGGCAACGCCGCGCACGTGGTCATCGGTTGTGACGATGACGGGTGGCCATTGAGTCGGCTCAGGGCCAACGTCGCCGGCAACGGCCGGGCGGAAGTTATCCACAGGGCGAAAGCAGGCCGAGGGTGGGGGGACCGGAAAGTCTGAGCTGAACGGCTCACGATACGCGCGTCAACCTTTCCTCACGCATCCACAGTTGGAAAGACGACCCCCTGAGGGTGGGGATTGATGGCAAACCCGCGAACGCCGGCGGCCAAGGCGGCAGTGTCTGGCGCCGCGGCGAAGAACCCGAAAAGGCACCAAAACCGGAAGACCCCAAAGGCCACGAAGGCAATCGGCCCTCCATACAAGGGGATGACCAAGCAGCAGGTCGCCGTGTGGAAGGAGCAGGTGGAAAACATGCCCTGGCTACATGCCGGCCATCGATTGCTATTGCGTCAGGTCTGCATCCTCGGCGCGCGCATGGAGACAGATCCCGAGATGGGGGTGTCGGCTATGCAGGCTCTTGGGTCGCTGCTCTCCAAGTTGGGAGCAACGCCGGTCGACGAGACGAAAGTACACCATGGCAACGGCGAAGACGAAGACCCGGACGACAAACATTTCTAACTGCCGCACCAGCGAGTACCCACTCGCGGTGGTATCTGGGAAGGTGGTGGCCGGGCCCCATGTCCGGAACGCGTGTCGGCGCCATCTTAAAGACCTCGAAGAAGCTGGTGAGCGCGGACTCTACTTCGACCGCGAAGCTGCGGATAAGAAAATCGCCTTCTTCGAAGAGGTGCTGCGCCTCAGCGAGGGGCAGTTTGAAGGCAAGCCCTTCAATCTTCACCCGAGCCAGGCATTCAAGATTGGGAGCTTGTTCGGGTGGAAGCAGGCTGATGGAGAACGCCGATTCCGGCGTGCCTACATTGAGGAAGGCAAGGGAAACGGCAAATCACCTATGGCCGGCGGTATCGCGCTTATCGGTCTGTGCGCAGATCAGGAAGCAGGTGCCCAGGTCTACGCAGTAGCGTCCCACAAGGATCAGGCGGGAATCCTGTTCCGCGATGCGGTCAAGATGGTCAAGGCATCGCCGGCCCTCAAGAAGCGCCTGCAGTTCTCTGGCGGCGAGGGCAAGGAATACAACATCGCGCACCACAAGTCGCAGAGCTACTTCCGACCCGCGTCCAGGGACGTCGGCAAGACTGGCTCGGGCTACCGACCACACTTCGTGTTGGCCGATGAAGTACATGAGATGGCCGACGGCCGGATCATCGAGATGATGGAGAACGGCTTCAAGTTCCGTCGCTCGCCGTTGCTGTTCATGATCACCAACTCGGGCAGCGACCGGAATAGCGTCGCTTGGGCGGAGCACGAGCATGCGGTGAAGGTGGCCGCCGGTAGCCATGAGGCGGTTACCGACCCAAGCTTCATTGGTGATGTGATCGACGACAAGACCTTCTCATTCGTCTGCGGTCTGGACGAGGGCGATGACCCGCTTGAGGATCCACAGTGCTGGCTGAAGGCGAACCCCATGTTGGGGATCACCATCACCGAGGAGTACCTGGCGGGCCGGGTGAGCCAGGCCAAGCAGATCCCGAGCAAGCTGAACGAGATTCTGCGCCTAAATTTCTGCATGTGGACCGACGCTGATCAGGCGTGGATGAGCCGCGACACAGTCGAACCCTCTCTGCAGGAATTCGACCCTGCGGATCACCACGGGGCCAAGGTTCACCTTGGGCTTGATCTCTCCCAGAACCGCGACATCACCGCCCTCGGCGCTGTGGTCGAGACGGGCACCACCGAAGTGACGGTGGAGGTCGAGGGAAAAAAGAAGGTCGTCAGCAAGCCGACGTTCGATGCATGGGTTGAAGCATGGACGCCAGGGGACACGGTCAAAGCGCGGGAACTACGTGACAAGCTGCCTTACAGCACTTGGATCAGGAATGGCCACCTCCACGGCCCCAAGGGCCAGACGATCAGCTTTCGGCATGTCGCGCAGACGTTGGCCGAATACGACCGGGACTATGAAATCGCGCAGGTCGCTTACGACCGGTATGCGTTCCGCAAGTTCGAAGAGGAAGTCAATGACCTTGGTCTTTCGATTTCGTTCGTTGAGCACCCGCAGGGCGGTTTGAAGAAGGGCAAGCCGCCCGAGGAGGCAGTGAAGGCCGCCGCTGCCGCGAAGAAGCCGCCGCCGGAGGGGCTATGGATGCCCGGGTCGGTCCGCCTCTTCGAAGAGGCTCTGCTGGAAGGGCGCGTCCGCATCCGCGGCAACCCTGTCTTGGTCTCGGCAATCATGTCGGCCGTGATCGAGTGCGACAAGTGGGAAAACCGCTGGCTCTCAAAGGCTCGCTCGGTAAACAAGATCGATGCCGCAGTGGCCCTCGTGATGGCCTTCGGATCGGCTCACTCAGCGGTCAAACCTGCCTCCGTGTATGAGCGGCGTGGCATCAGATTCTTATAAGGAACGCAATGTCCAGGTTCAACGAAGCTCAGCTCCAGTCGCTGGACCGGTTCTGGAATCCCCTCGCCGAGTCGTCCGCGCCACCCTTCAACGCGCGTGCTGAAGCCGGGCAGTTCAAGGGAATGGACGATCCCGCGCTGCTTGAATTTATGCGCGCCGCAGGCGGGCAGGGCAGTGGTGGCTACCAGCTGCGCAACATGGCGGTATTGCGCTGTGTGTCGCTGATCTGCGGCACTTTGGGCATGCTGCCATTGAACGTGATTGAGGCTGGCCCAGCGAAGCGCGTAGCCACCGAGCACCCGGCGCACCGTTTGTTGAGACTCAAGCCGAATCCGTGGCAGACGCCGATCGAGTTCAAGCGGCAGATGGAGCTGGCTCGGCAAAGGCATGGGGACGCCTACGCCCGAATCGTGTGGTCAGCCGGTCGGCCGATCCATCTGATTCCGCTGGAGTCCACGGCCGTCGACGCGGACCTTGGTGACGATTGGCGCATGGTCTATCGCTACAACAGCAAGAAGCGCGGCGAGGTGATCCTCAAGCAAGAGGAAGTGCTGCACGTTCGCGACATTTCTGTGGATGGCGTGACCAGCCTGTCTCGGATGAAGCTCGCAGACCGGGCCATTCGCCTGGCGCTGGACGCAGAGAGGGCCGCCAGCCGGATCTTCGAAACGGGAAACATGGCCGGTGGCGCCATTGAGGTTCCAGCTGCTCTCAGCGATGAAGCGTACGCACGTATGCGGGCGTCACTCGACACCGAGTACGCAGGTGCCAGCGCCGCGCAGAAGTGGATGCTGTTGGAGGAGGGCGGCAAGGCCAACAAGTTCGGAAGTACCGCCCAGGAGGCGCAGCACGTCGAGAACCGCAATGCCCAGGTCGAAGAGGTCGCCCGTCTGTTCGGCGTGCCCCGACCGCTTCTGTTCCTGGACGACACCAGCTGGGGCAGTGGCATCGAGCAACTCGGCATCTTCTTCCTGCAGTACACGATGCTCGAGCACTTTACGAACTGGGAACAGGCTATCGCGCGAGCACTTATCGCCGAGCGCGACCTTGAGCGCTACCAGCCCAAGTTCAACGTCCGCGCCTTGATGCGCGGCACCCTGAAAGATCAGGCGGACTTCTTCGCCAAAGCGTTGGGGTCTGGTGGCACAAAGCCCTGGCACACGCAGAACGAGATCCGAGACCTCCTGGACTATCCCGAATCGGATCAGGCTGGCACCAACGACTTGATCAACCCCATGACACAGAAGGGAAAAAGCAATGAGCCTCCGGCAGCTGCCTGAAATCCGCGCCGAGCGCAGGCTGGGCGCTGCCCAGTTCGACATGCGCCCTGATGCCTTGGAGCGCTGGGAGCCCGAGGTCAGGGCCGCCAGCTCTGGCGACAACAGCATCTCGATCTACGACTCGATCGGCGAGAACTGGGAGGGTTCGGGCGTAACGGCCAAGCGAATCAGCGCGGCCCTCCGCTCAATCGGTGATCGGGACGTTGTAGTGAACGTCAACTCCCCGGGCGGCGACTTCTTCGAAGGAGTGGCCATCTACAACCTGCTGCGCGAACACAAGGGCCGCGTTACGGTTCAGGTGATGGGCCTGGCCGCGTCGGCAGCGTCGGTGATTGCCATGGCCGCCGACGAGATCCTGATGGGTGATGGTGCATTCCTGATGATCCACAACGCTTGGGCGGTAGCGATCGGCAACCGGCACGATATGGTCGATGCCGCCAAGATGCTGGAGCCGTTCGACGCTGCGATGGCGAACGTCTACGCAGCTCGCTCCGGCATCACAGTGGCCGAAGCGGCGCGGATGATGGACGAGGAAACGTGGATCGGCGCAGCGCAGGCTGTGGAAGACGGCTTCGCCGACGGCTTGCTCGATGGCGCTGCAGCTACGAAGGGTGCTACGCAAGCGGGCGGGGGGCGAAAGGCGCTCGCGTTGGTCGAGGCTGCGATGGCCAAGGCCGGCCACTCGCGCTCGATGCGCCGCGACACCCTGAAGTCCCTGTTCAACGGCAAGCCGAGCGCTGCCGAACCTGCCACGCCGCGCGCTGGCTCTAGTGAAACCTCGGCCCTGCTCCAGGGCCTTCTCGACAACATCAAAGCCTAAGAGGCCAACAATGAACAAGATGACTCACGGTCGCGTCCCGCGCGGCCTCGTTTCCGTGCGCGCCGATGGCGGCGCACAGCCCGATGTGAAGGCGTTGGTGGAAAGCCTGAATAAGGCATTCGCCGACTTCCGGGCCGAGCACACCCAGCAGCTGGAGGAGGTCAAGAAGGGCAACGCCGACGCACTCCAGGCACTCAAAGTCGACAACATCAACGCCGATATCTCTCGTCTTCAGGCGGCCGTCGACGCTGCCAACACCCAGATGGCAGCGTTCCAGATGGGTGGTGGCGCCGCATCCGACAGCGTCGCGGATGCGGAATACACCAGCGCTTTCCGTGCCCACTTCCGCAAGGGCGAGGTACAGGCTTCGCTCAACAAGGGTGTGGCCGAGGAAGGCGGCTACCTGGCCCCGGTCGAATGGGACCGCTCGATCACCGATCGCCTGGTCATCGTCTCGGACATGCGTCAGCTGGCCAATGTCCAGCCGTGCTCCGGCGCCGGCTTGACCAAGCTCTACAACATGGGCGGCACCGCCTCTGGCTGGGTCGGTGAAGAGGACGACCGTCCCCAGACCGGCACGGGGAAGTTCAAGTCCCTCGGCTTCGGTTGGGGCGAGATCTACGCCAACCCGGCGGCCACCCAGCAACTGCTGGACGACTCCCAGATCAACCTGGAGGCCTGGCTGGCTGGCGAGGTGGAGCAGGAATTTGCAAAGCAGGAGGGATCCGCGTTCTTCTCCGGCAACGGCGTGAACAAGCCCTTCGGCATCCTGACGTACGTCGAGGGAGGCGCCAATGCGGCCAAGCACCCGTTCGGTGCAATCAAGGCCGTCAACAGTGGCGCTGCGGCGGCGATCACCAGTGACGGCATCATCGACCTGATCTACGAACTGCCGTCGGCATTCACTGCGAATGCGAAGTTCTCAATGAATCGCAAGACCCAGGGCACCGTGCGAAAGCTGAAGGACGGCCAGGGCAACTATCTGTGGCAGCCCTCGCTGGTCGCCGGCCAGCCGGCTACGCTGGGTGGCTTCCCGGTTCAGGACGTGGCGGCGATGCCGGACGTGGCCGCCAACGCCACCTCCATGCTGTTCGGTGACTTCAAGCAGACTTACACCGTCTACGACCGCGTGGGTGTGCGTGTGCTGCGCGATCCGTTCACCAACAAGCCGTTCGTGCAGTTCTACACCACGAAGCGTGTGGGCGGCGGTGTGCACAACCCCGAGCCGATGCGCGCCCTCAAGATCGCGGCTGCGGCCTGATCGTCAACCTGCCGGGTGGTCTCGCGCCACCCGGCCCCAGCCATGATCGAGGTTCAGCAATGGCAAAGTTCATCAAGCCTTTCCGTGGTGTGCGGGTGGGCGAGATCTATCCGGTCCAGTTCCCCGTTGGGGTGGAGTGCCCGGCCGAGCTGGAAGCCGGCGCGCTATCTGTCGGTGCGCTATCACTGATAGCCGCCCCACTGCTCACGTCCAGCTTGGCGGGATCCAACACCCTCCCAGACCAGGTGCCGTTGGCCGATGGCGTCACTGTGAGCGTGGAAGATTTGGTCAGACACGCGCACACGGCGTCGGGCCTTACGGCAGAAGCCTGGAACGCCTTGGATGAAGAGCAGCGGGAGCAGGCACTCGGCGTATCCATCCAGCAGCTGACAGCCGAAGCAGAGGTCAAGAAAGCGACGACCAGCAGCGATCCCGCCGCCGCCGGCACTGGCGATGCAGGTGATACCCCGCCGGCAGCTGAGAAGGGCGAACTGGTCCAGCAGTTGGAGGCAGCTGGCGTTGCCTTTGACAAGCGCTGGGGCGTGGACAAGCTTACTGCGGCGCTCACCGAGGCCCGGAAGGACTGACAGATGAGCCTGATTTCGATCGAGCAAGCCCGGGCGCATGTCCGGGTGGAGGATGACTACCCGGTCGAGCAGCTTCAGTCTGCGGTGGACGGTGCGCAAGACGCCGCGCAGGCGTATCTGAACCGCCGAATCTATGAGAGCAAGGACGCTCTCGACGCCGACCGACTGGAGTACCCCGCCGCAGTGGGCGCCGCTGCGTCTTCCCGCGACAGTGCGCTGGCGGCAGCGGTGTTCATTCAGGACGCCGAGGAGCGATCAGCGGCAATTCGCCTTGCGCGCGTCGTGTATCAGGAAACCATTGCTGATGCGGGGAGATGCGTGAATGGAGTCGTGGTGAACCCGAGCATCCGATCAGCGATCTTGCTTACGATGGGCCATCTGTACGCAAACCGGTCTGATGTGGTGGTCGGCGCGCAGGTGATGGAGCTCCCGCAAGGTGCGCGGTCTCTTCTCCGCCCCTACCGCAGGGTGATGATGCCATGAGCCTTCAGGACGGTGAGCTGACGAGCCGGATTCGGTTCGAGCGAAAGGTGACGGAGCGGGATCCACTAGGTGGAGACGTCGCCTCACGGTGGGAACCCGTGGTCAGCGTGTGGGCAAAGACCACCAACAACCTGGCAGCGACCACGGAAATGATTGCCGCAGGGGCTGATCGATATCGTGAGCAGGTCCGGTTCGATATGCGGCTCCGCACGGTCGAACCGGCGTGGAGGATTCTGTTCCGCGGGAAAGCCTTCGACATTAAGTCGATTGCTCCCAGCAATGATCGGAGTGAACTCGCCATCATTGCCGTTGCGGGGATCTCAGATGGCTGAAAAGCTACAGCTACATGGGCTGAAGGGGCTTTTGACGACGCTTCGCGGATTGCCGGACGAGGTCCGTGGGAAACCCCTGCGCACCGGCATGCGCAAGGGCGGCAACATCATCCGTGATGAGGCGCGCAACCGCGTCGTGAAGCACTCCGGCTTCCTTGCCAGCGAGATCGTGGTCCGCAGGGCCAACGCGAGAAACCGGCGCCGAGCAGGCGTAGGCAAGGACGGGGAATACTTCACCGTCGGTGTCCGGGTCGGCCGAAAGGCCAAGTACTCGAACACGAAGCGCAACCAGCGCCTGCGCCGCGTCGGCAAGGTCTATGAGACTACGGGGTGGGCACACTACTGGCGGCACGTCGAATTCGGGACCAAGAAAATGGCGGCAAAGCCGTTCCTGACGCCTTCGGCTGAGGCTCGCGGGCCGCAAGCTGCCCAGGCGATCATCAATGAAACGTGGATCGCGATCACTCGCGCGCTGAAACGACAAGGCTGGGTGCTGTGATGGTTCCTTTGATCCAATCGATATTGCAGGCCAGCGGCCCTGTGCGCGCGCTGTTGGGCGACCCGATTCGCGTGTGGCCCGGGGTGGCGCCCGAGGGTGCGGCGCTGCCCTACGCGACGTGGGGCGTCGTGGGTGGGTCACCAATGGCGCAGCTTTCCGATCCGCCGCCGGCAGATGGTTGGCGCGTGCGCCTGACGGTGTGGGGCGACGGCGCGAGCCAAGCGAACGCCGCTGCCGTGTCCATCCGCGACGAGGTGGAGCGACACGGCAGTATCGAGTCCTACAACCCCACGCCCGATGACGACGACACCGGCGCCTTCGGCATTTCCTTCGACGTGCGGCTGCTGGCCATCCGGTAGCCGGCCAACTTCGCAATCCCAACCGCCGGCGCAAGCCGGTTTTTTTGTGCCCGGCGACCGGGCTTCTACAAGAGGTAAACCGCAATGGGCGTTTTGAAGTCCAAGCACACCCAGCTGTTCATCGCCACCGCGCTCGCCGAGGTCACCAAGGTGACCCGTCTGCGTTCGGTTGGCTTCCCCGATGGCCAGGCATCGGAAATCGACGTCTCAGATTTCGACGATGACTGGGATCAGTTCGTTGCCGGCCGCAAGGCCACCGGCAGCACCACCATCGAGATCAACTACGACGCCGTGGACCACGAGAAGATCGAGGCCCTGCACACGAGCGGCGCTGTCGTGGACTTCCTGGTCACCGCACCGAAGTCTGAGACCGAGGGCGTCGAGAAGCCCGTCGCAGTCAATGGCGTCATCACGCCGCCCGACGATGTGGTTTCCAAGCAGTTCAAAGGCTTCGTGCAGAACTTCGCCGTCCAGGTGGCGGACAACGATATCTGGAAGGCCACCATCACCATTCGCGGTTCCGGCGCGGTCACTACCCACCGTCCGGCGCCCTGACCGGCGCAACGGCGCTCTTTCTTTCGGCCCGCTTCGGCGGGCCTTCTTTTTGGCCGGGTGCGCGGGAACCCCCGCGTGTTAGCCGTGCGCGGCCTGCGCACCCAGCCACCACTTCAGGAAACGGCCCATGAGCAAGACCAACGACACCCCGGCGACCGATACGCTCGCCACCTCCCAGACCGTGCTGCAGTCCTTCACCAGCCTGGGCATGTTCGCCTCCAAGGACGTGCATGCGGACACCATCACCCTGCCCAGCGGCGACAAGGCGCAGTTCCACGTGCGCGAGCTGCCGGATGCGGAGTTCCGCAAGCTTTTCCAGGACGGCGATCGCGCCAAGCTGATCGCGGCGACCATCTGCGACGAGAACGGCAAGCCGGTGATGACGGACGCCCAGGCGGCACAGCTGAAGCCGCTGGTGGCCGCCGAGCTGCAGCAGGTGGCCATGAAGCATTCGGGCTTCGGCGACAAGGCCGCTGACGCCCAGGCCGAGGCGGGAAACGCCTAAGGCAGCGGGGCGAGGACTGGTTCTGGCATGTGCTGGCCGGCCACCTGCATCGCACGGTGGCCGAGCTGCGCGGGACCATGTCGCGCAAGGAGTTCCTGCGGTGGTGGGAGTTCCACAAGCGGAACCCCATCGATCCGGTGGGGCTGCACATCAAGCCGGCCGCATTCGCTGCCTTCACCTTCGCCGCGCACAGCCAGGCAGGCACGAAGCGCGGCATGCAGGACTTCATCGATGTGCTGGTGCCCAGGTCGGACGACGACGAGGCCCAGGACTGGTTCGATTCACTGGGATGACCAATGGCTGACAACTTCGGACGCTTCGCGGCGGTTCCCATTGGCCCGCTGCTGGCCGCGCGAGACGGCGGCCTGACGCTCGCCACCACGGCAGAGGCCAACCTCAACCGTATGGCGCGATCGGACGTGGCGCAGAGCGCTGGCACGGTGGGCGTAGAGTTCGCCGTCTGGGGAGATGACGACGTGTCGGCTGTGATCGGCCTCGCGACTGCAGCGGCGCCGCTCACCAGCTACCCTGGTGCTGCCGCCGGCGGCGTGGGCTGGGAGCTGGGCACCGGCCGGGTGCTGCTGGATGGCGCGATCGTCGCAAGCGGGCTGCCGACCGTCAAACACGGCGATATCGTTGGGCTGCGGGTGGTGTTCGGCACTCCGTCACGCCTGCAGCTCTACTTGGGTGCCACCCAGGTGCATCAGCGGGAGATCAGCTTGGCCGGTCCTTTGCACTTTGCCGCCGCGCTGGCGTCGAGCAAGGCTGGTGGCCTGTGCATGGCGGTAAATGCTGGGCAGTGGAACGCGCGAGGGCCGGCCGCGCTTGCCGGCTGGAAGGTCGCTACGGCCTCCCGCCCTGTCACCCGCCTGGCGGACGCGGACTGGCTTACCGCGCCAGGTGACCTCCCGGCCAATGCCCGTTACGAGGGGCTGATCGCTGAAGGGGTGAACCTGATCAGCGAGATCAACTTCTGGCCATGGGGCGGCGACCCCGTCACCCAGACCAGCGCCGCCGAGTGCGTGTTGCTCGACGCCGATGGGTTGCTCGACAGCCTGGCGCTGTCTGGTGCGTCGGGGATGCCTGTCCAGATCCGGGCGGGCAGCTCCGCCGGCATGCTCGCCGACACCTCGGCCGTGTTCCGCTTCACCGTGGACCGCATCGAGATCAACGACGACGGCAGCAAGACGGTTCACTTCCGCGATGCCCACGACGATCTTGACGAGACGATCAACCGCGGCGTGTTCATGCCAAACATCGCCGCCCTGGCATGGAAGCCGCAGCCGGTCGTGATCGGGGCGGTGGCCAGCGTGCCGGCGATGGGTGCCAATTCTGATGCGACCGCGATGTTTGTGGCCGACGGCCTGGTCTATGCCGATGCGGTGATGGACCGCGGCGATCTGATGGAGCCGGGCACGTTCGAACTGTCGCCCGATGGGCAGCAGCTGCTCATGAAGTCACCGCCGGTCACGCCGGTGGTGGCGGACCTGTCCAGCGTTGGACCCGGCCAGCGCCCGGCCACCCTGCAGCAGGCGATCGCCGACATCATGGGTCGCCTGGGCAAGACCTCATGGTCCGGTGGCGACTGCGCCGCAGTTGATGCCGCGACGGGCTATGCGGGCGTGGGCTACTACGCCGGCAATGCGATCACCGGGCGGGATGCCATGAACGCCATCCTCCCCAGCTATGGGGCTGCCTGCTACCAGGACGCAACCGGGGTGCTGCGCTTCACCCGTGTGGTGGCGCCCGAAACGTTCGGCGGTGCTCCGGCCTTCGAGCTCACGGCCAACGACCTGGCCGAGGATCTGCTGGCGGTGCCAGACGACGCGCCGAACCTGACACGCCGCATGGCGTACCGCCCGAACGCCCAGGCGTTGGCTTCCTCGGATCTGGTCACGGATGTGGTGGACGTGCCGCAGGCGCGCCGCGACGAGCTGACGGGCCTGTTCCGCGCGCAGGTTTACGGGGGCGGGGTGCTGCACCAGCACTATCGCCGCGCCGACGCGGCAGATCCGGTGATCTCGCTTTTCTGGGACGCCGCTGACGCGCAGTCGGAGATCGACCGGGTGGTGGGCATGTACCGGGAGCAGCGGTTCTTCTACCAGGTGACGGTGCGCGGCGATCAGAGTTTGGACCCGCAGCCCGGGCAGATCGGCCGGCTGACGTACCCACGCTATGGCTTGGACGAGGGCAAGGCGGTGCTGGTGCGGCGCGTTGAGCGCAACCCGGCCACGGGTGACGTGGTCCTGACGATGTGGGGTTGAACGGATGCTGATCGGATATGGAATGCCAGCCCCTCAATCGGTGGCGCTGGTGGGCGGGACCTGGCTGACGGCAGATGGCGGCGCCGCGCTCTTCGACGGTAAGCCCGCGCGCCGGGCGCGCATCGCTCGCACCGGTGCACTGTCGATCAACATCACGCTCGCCGAGGCTGTGGTGCCTGGGATCGTGGCCGTGCTCGGCCTTAACGTGCCGGCCGGCGTCACCATCCGCGCAGCTGGCGCCACCGGCCAGACCGTACGCCTTCCGACCGGGACCGTATGTGCATGGCTGTTCCCAACCGGTAGCGCGGCGGTGAGCAGCGTGGCAGTTGAGATCGACACCACTGTGGCCAACGTTGAAGTCGGGGAGATCGCGATCTTCCGTACGGTGGACGTTGGGATCACGGATGGATGGGCCGTGGCGCTGGTTGACGCCAGCACCCACACGCGGACCAAGGGCGGGCAGGTGAACACCGTGGCCGGTGCGGTGTACCGCCGCCTGACCGCCACGCTGTCGGGCCGCGCGACTGAGGTGGTGCGCAAGGGCGGCCTGAGCGGTGCTGACTGGGAGACGGTCGCGATGGCGATGGCTGGGCGCCAACGCTCATGCGTGGTGCCGCAATACCGCGACATTCAGACCAAGGCGTTCGATCCGGTTCTGGCTGCGCGCGCTGCCATGTATGGCCACGCCACCCAGCTGCCCTCTGCCGAGAACATCAGCCGACAGTACTTCAGCGGATACATGGAGTTTGATGAAATTCCCGCCTGACGGTTCCGTTGGCTGACTTCCCGGTGAGACAATCCGCGCTTCTTCATGAAGGAAAGCAGGGATGATTGAACACACGAGCAAAGTGGACGTGCCCGATGATGAGCCACCTTCCCCGCCGAATGAGCTGCCTCTCCGTGCAGGCGCGGTGCTGGAGGATATTGGGAGGCTCATGCTTTTTCTGTCCGTCATTGCGGGTGGCGTGGGAATTCTCGCCTTCGGTCGAATTCCTGCTGTGTCGCGCTGGGGCATCATTTACGAATGGCATCCACTTGGTGTCGTGGCAATTCTGATCGGCGCGGTCTGGGCCGCCGCTCTCTCATGGGCGGTTTATAGAGCGGGAACGACGCTGCGGTGGCTTGAGGCTATCGGCCGGAAGCTCGATATCAAATAGTCGCGTAGCCCTAGAGGCTCCGCTGTGACCAGGCCCGCCATGCGCGGGCCTTTTTTATGGACGGAATATGGCCCTTTACACCCTGACGGTTGATCTGCTGGCCGAGACGGGCAGCTTTGAGCGGGACCTGGGCAAGGCTGCTCGGGCATCTGATCGGTCGGCGCGGGCCATGCGGCAGATGCAGCGCGAGATGTCCGATAGCTTTGCCCAGGCTGCACGCGACGCGAAGGTGTCTGTTACCAGCATCGACCTAAGCATGGCCTCATTGGCCAAAGGATTCGGCGCGATCGGTGGTGGCGCATTGCTCGGAAAGTTCATTTCCGAAACAGTGAACGCGCAGAACGAGCTGGCGCAGCTGAACGCGGCTCTGAAGTCCACCGGACAGGCGGCTGGCTTCAACAGCAAGCAACTTGTCGAGATGGCTGACAAGATGGCCAAGGCGACGATTCACTCGTCGGGCGAGATCGTCAACGCGCAGACGCGTCTGCTGTCGTACACCGGCATCATCGGTGAGAATTTCCCGCGCGCGCTGCAGTTGGCGATCGATCAATCGGTACGCCTGGGTGAAAACATTACGCAGTCCGCTGAGACCGTCGGCAAGGCACTGGAATACCCGGCCGAGGGCGTGTCTGCGCTGACCAAGCAAGGCTTCAAGTTCACCGCGCAGCAGAAGGATATGCTGGCGTCGCTGGAGGCGGCCGGAAGGCTGGGCGAGGCGCAGGCCATCGTCATGGGGGTGATGGAAAACTCGTACGCCGGTGCAGCCAAGGCCGCTCGCGAGACGCTGGGCGGAGCGCTCATCGGTTTGAAGGAGTCCTTCAACGATCTGCTGGGCAGCCAGGCACAGAGCGGGGGAATCGCCGCCGCAACTGCAGCGGTCAACTCCTTTGCCGAGAACCTCAGCGTGGTGGCCGCGGCCGCCGTTCCGCTCGGAGTTGGCTTGGCCGTGTTCTATGCTGGTGGCAAGCTGACCAAGGGCATCGCTGCACTGAACACGCTCTGGGCGACGAACGCGGTCGTAGCCAATCGCGCCTCAGTTGGCATGATGGGTATGGTCCCAGCGACGGTTCGCCTAACAGCGGCGCAGACGGCTGCTCGCGTTGCTGCGCAGGGATTGTCCTCCGCCTATGCGGCTCTGGGTGGGCCCGTCGGAATTGCCGCAGCGCTGGCTACCGCGGCGGCCGGTTGGTGGGTGATTCGCGACAGCACTAAGGATGCCGACAGCGCGCTGATCGACTTCAACGGCACGCTGGATGACACGATTGCGAAGTATCGAGAGCTGAACAAGCAGGAGCAGGCTGGCGAACTGCTGAAGCTGGATGCTCGTATCAGCCAGACGTTCGATGCAGTGGCGGATTCAATCGGTCAAATGACCTCCGCAGCAGCGGCCTTCTCCGACGTTTCGAAGGCAGATGCCTTCATCAAGGAAACTGACCGGCTGAAGACAGCGCTACGTTCTGGCAAGGTCACAGCGGACGAGTTCTCCGAAGGGCTGGAGGCAGCTTGGAAGGCAATGGCTGATGGCTCACCAGCGGCTTCGGCGATTTCGAAGTCGCTTACGCAGCAGACCGCAGCAGCAGCTACGAGCAGCGTTGAATTTGAGCGGCAGCGCGGGTTGATGGAGTCTCTTACGGGCGTCAGCGGTGAGGTCGAGAAGCAGACGGACGCAACTACCGCGGCGTTGAATCGCCAGGCGGTTGCATCCAAGGCAGCTTCTGACGGAATCGACCAGCATCTGAAGTCGCTACAGTCGAGCATTGACGGCCAGCTTGTGAACCTCGTGCGCCTGAAGCAGGGCGCCGAGGCAGCCTTCATGGTTGACGTCGGGCAGAAGATCAACGCGGCCGGAGGCGCCGACAAGCTCAGCGCGGAGCAACGCGCTGAGTACAACAAGCAGATCGCGCTGGGGCTGAGCCTGATTCGTCAGACCGAGGTGGCCCAGAAAGCCGCGCAGTCTGCGAAGGCGGGTGACAAGGCGGCGATCAAGGAGCAGAAGGCCGCGACCGAAGCGCTTGAGCGCTACCGCCAGCAGGCGGAGCTGGCCGAAGCGGCGATGAATGGCCCGCTCGACGAGGCGATGGCCAAGCACCTGCAGAACATGGCCGAGTACAACGCCGCGCTGGCCAAGGGCAACGTCGCCCAGGCTGATGCCAACGTGCTGATGGCCCAGAGCGCAATGGAATACGCCAAGGTGGCGGCGGAGGTGGATCGGGCCATTGCGAGCCCGGAGGCCTTGCTTGCGACAATGGACGCCGAGCTGGCGATGCTGGGCAAGATCGGCCGCGCACGCGAGCTGTATCGCCGGCAGCTGCTCAACGAGCGCGACATGCGCCAAGAGCTGCAGAAGGCGGTGGAGGCAGCCGGCGGCAAGGAAGCGCTGGCGCTGGCCAAGGGCGCGGCGAGCTACGAAGAGTACGAGCGTTCGATGCTGGCCGCTGCGGATGCTTCAGCGGCGTTGTCACTCCAAGTGGAAGAGGCCGCGGCCAACGTAGAGGCGTGGGCGAATGTCGTGCTGCAGGGTGTGGACGGCGCCGCCGACGCCATGGCCGAGTTTATCGCCGGCGGGCTGCGCGACTTCAACAGCCTGTGGGATGACATGAAGGACGTAGCCAAGCAGGGCTTGCGCGACATCGCACGCCAGCTGCTGCAGCAGAAGCTGGTGATCCCGATCCAGACGCGGATCATGGAGGGCTTCAGCAACTGGGGCAGCCAGGGCAGCGGCTTCAGCATGCAAAGCATCATGGGCATGTTCGGCGGGAACGGATCCGCCGCAGGCGGCCAGAATGTTGGGACGATCGCCGGGCTGTTGTCCAAGGGGCAGGGCCTTTTCAGTGCCGGATCTGCTGCGTCGAGTGGCGCCAGCGCGGGCAGCTTGATGGGGTTTGGCAACAACGTGGCGGCACTCACCGGCGGTGGTGCTGCGGGCGGGTCGGCAGCAGCTGGTGCTGGCGCTGCCGGCTCTTCCGCGGCGGCAGCGGTGCCAATCATTGGCTGGATCATCGCCGGCATGATGAAGAACGCTGAGCTGTTCGATCAGGGCTGGGACATCGCCAATGGCGAAAGCTGGGCAGGCAAGATCGCCACGGCCGGCGCTGTGGGCCTTGCGGACAAGAGCTTCCGTGGGCTGGGCCTTAACGACAAGACCGCCTCGATCTTGTCGGGGTCCAGCATCCACGCAAAGCTGTTCGGCCGCAGCGCGCCCAAGATCACGGGGCAGGGCATCACCGGCAGCTACGGCTTTGACGGATTCGCTGGCCAGAGCTACGCCGACGTGAAGGCGAAGGGCGGCATGTTCCGCAGCGACAAGAAGTGGACGCAGTACACCGGGCTTGATCCCAACATTGACCGCACCTTCGATATGGCTGCGCGCCAGGTGCGCGGTGCAACCACGGATCTGGCCAAGCAGCTGGGTGTGGATCTGACCCAACAGCTGGCCGGTGTGCGCGTGAACCTTGGCAAGCTGTCGCTGTCGGCCGACTCGGCCGAGGCCAAGGCCCAGCTGGAAGCCTACCTGGGCGACATGACCGACCGCCTGTTCACCGAGGCGGTGCGGGCGTCGGGCTTCGGCAACCAGCTGGACGGGTACTACGAGTCGGCCGACGTTTTCTCCGCGCTGAGTGCGTCGATCGCGCTGGCCGTCGGCAATGCCGACCAGCTGGGCCGGGCACTGAACAGCATGGAGATCGAGAAGGTCAACAAGGCGGTGGACTACTTCCAGGACCTGGCCGGCGTCGCAGGCACGGACCTGGCCACCCAGATCGAGAAGGTCACCGGGCTTCTGGGCAACTACGCCACGCTGATGGCGGATGTGTCCACGCAGCTGCTCACCGGCAACCTGACGCAGTACCAGTCACAGGCGCTCACGATCGAGCGCACGTACCGCCAGCAGGTGAAGGCGGCCAACGACTACGCCAAGGCGCTGGGCTTGTCCGGCGCCCGGGCGGAAGACCTGGCCAAGATCGAGGCGCTGCGGGCGACCAACATGGGCAAGCTGCAGGCCCAGATCGACGCCGACAAGAAGGCCATGAAGTACGGGCTTTCGATCAGCGACCTGTCTCCACTGACCGATCAGGAGAAGCTGCAGGAGACGATGCGGGAGCTGGAGCGCGCCGTGTCCGGCGGCGACAGCAGCGCGGCGCAGGCGGCCGCACAGGCGGCCCTGGGCTTCGGTCGGAACCTCTACGCCAGTGGCCAGGACTACAACAGCCTCTACGGGCAGGTCACCGGCCTGATCGACAGCATGAAGGTGGGCAACCTCGACCTCGAGGACGGCACCGGCATGGGCAAGCTGGCTGACGTGATCGAGGCGCTGCCGGACAACTTCAGCCGGGCGGTGTTCGACCTGGTGGTCGATGGGAAGGGCCAGGCCGAGACGACAGCGGCTGTGCAGCAGGGCAACACCCTGCTGGCCGAACAGAACCAAGTGCTCCGCGAGCTACTCCGCGTGACCACGTCGGGCGTACGCACGAGCAACAGCTCCGCTATCCGCGAAACCCTCAACAGGTAACCCCATGCAAGAACGGAAAATCACCCTGATTGATATCGGGGCGGGCGCGTTGCCGTCTGTCACCCCGGTGACGGCGCAGAACTCGTCTTGGTTCCCGACGGTGTACGTGTCCCCGGAGACGCCCCCGGTGGATGGGGTGACGCCAGAGCCGGTCGCCGACGGCGTCCTGATCGAATGGGACGCCGTTGACCAGGTGGGGGTGGTCTACATCATCGAGCGCGGCCCCGCCCAGGATGGACCCTGGACGGAGATCCACCGCACCACCGAAACCCGTTACCTCTACAGCGATGGCAGCGGGCAGAAGTGGTATTTCCGCATCACCGCTTCGGTGCGCGGCAAGCCTGGGCAAGGCACGGTGGTTGAGGCCACGCCAGCGCCGACCACGGCCCAGCTGGTTACCGCTCAGCAGAAGCTGGACAAGGAGATCCTCGATCGCGCGCTGGCTGACGCCAACGAGGCGGCCGCCCGTGCTCGCGATATCGGCCTGGTCAACGCGAGTCTGGTGCTGGAGGCGCAGACCCGCGTCACCCAGATCGGCCAGGCCATGGACGCGATCGCGGCCGAGGGGCAGACCCGCGCCACCGACCTGCTGAACGAGAAACTGGAGCGCGAGGCTGCCATCACCGAGGTCAGCGAGACGCAGCAGAATGGCTTCGACTCCCTGTCCCGCGCGCTGTCGGAGGTCGCCGCTGGCAGCGGCACGCAGTTCGACAGCAAGCGGATCTGGGACTTCAACCTGACGGTGGAGAGCTGGACCGGCAACGGCGCACCGGCTCTGGTGGACGGCTGGCTGCGGCCGGCCAACGCCGCGGCCAACCCCTACGTGCAGTCGCCCGGTGGCTTGGCTATCGACGGCAGCGGCTACCGATTCGTGAAGATGCGGATCAAGAAGGTGGGCAACCCGACCTGGGCCGGCGCCTTGCAGTGGACCACCACGACGGACGCCGCCTGGAACACGGCCAAGCGGGTGACGATGGCAGAGCCGGCATGGGACAGCGCCGGCGTGGCCACCTTGGACGTGGCCGACATCGCTTGGCGCCCCAGCACTATCGCCGCCATCCGGCTGCAGCTGGGCGCCGCGCAGGGCGTATCCGACTACTACCTGATCGACTGGCTGGCCATTGGCCGGCCGATGCCGGCCGCCAGCGTGGCACTGGTGCAGGAAGAGACGCAGGCCCGCGTCACCGCGCTCGCGTCTGAAGCCACCCAGCGGAACACCCTTGCCGTACAGATGCGCGGCAACTACACCGGAACCGACCTCAGCCAGGCGCAGGGGTTGATGGGCGATGAGCGTACCGCCCGCGCGGCGGCCGACAGCTCGCAGGTTCAGCGCATCACGACCATGGAAGCCCGCATGCCCGCCGGCAGCGGCGGCCTGGCCACCAGCGCATCGGTGACGACGCTACAGGACGCGATGGTCGCGGCGGACCAGGCCAATGCCCAGGCCACGACGAAGGTGTCGTCGGATCTGCGTGCGGCGATGGGCCGAGGCGTGAACCTGATCATCAACGGCGATCTGGTGAACGACCTCGCCGGCTGGGCAGTGACCGGTGCGCCCAGCAGCTGGTCCATCAGCAATGAAGGGCGCAATGGCGGCAAGTGCCTCCGTGGCGCGATTGTTGCCCCGCCTGGCGTCGCCAGCTCCGCGCAGGCGAACCTCAATGAAGGAATCGAGGTCAAAGCGGGGCGCCGGTACAGGCTTCGCGCATGGGTAAAGGTGAGTGGCGACTACGTCGGCGACACCGCCAGCTCGAAGATCCGCGTGGGTGCGGTTCGGACCGACGGCGTGGAACTGCTGTTGTGGTCCCAGTGGTACATCGCCGCATGGACCGATTGGCGCCTGGTTGAGCAGACCTTCACGATCGGCGCTGACATTCTGCGATTCCGGATCTCGGCGGGCATCTATAACAGCGCCGGCTACGTACTGGTGGATGACTTCGAATTCGTCGATGTCACCGACGAAGAGCAGATCGCCTCCAATGCCTCTGGACTGTCTTCAATCACCACGCGGGTGGGCGTCGTGGAAGGGACGCTTGTCACCCAGGGAAGTGCGCTGACGCAGGTGCAGGCGGACGTAGCCGGCAAGGCCAGCAACGCGGCCCTGACCTCGCTCGATAGCAGGGTCACTCAGCTCGGCAACACCGTCACCAGCCAAGGCACGGCGCTTACGAGCGTCAACGCGAAGCTGTCGGCGCTTGGTGAAGTGAAGAGCTATCAGATTACGGCGAACGCTGTGACCTCCAGCCAGCCCACCAACGGCCCACGCGCCACCGGCATTCGCAACCCCTCGGGCGCGATGGTTGCACCGGCCGGCCGGGGCTTCGGTGTGGTGCTGATCAACGCCGACAGCACGTTGGGATCGCGAAACGGCTTTGATACCTGGGCAGACGCCAACGGCAACGCGCAGGCGATGGCCGACTTCATCGCTACCATTCCGGAGAACCAGTACTTCATCGTCTACACCAGCGACAGCGTCGGCACTCTGTTGCCCGGCGGCGTCGGCGCGGCGGCACTGCGCGCGGCCTTGGTGGACGCTGGCGGGACCACGGCTGCCGTCGGCACCCTGACCAGCTCGCGCATGTACATCCTCATTGGGCGGCGAAAGTTCGGGGCTGGTGCTGGCACGGAGGTGTTGAGTCCCGCGTCAACCAGCGCCCGCCTTGACCTGTGGTGTGAGTACACCCTGCAGGTTCTGAACGGCGTGCCGATCGGGGCGGACGACAAGCGGGCGATGGCGCAGGCGCTGGATGCCACCGTTGCGGCGACCAGCACGCTGACCGGGATGATCACTGCGCTGGAGGGCACCACCACCGCTCAGGGCCAAGCGATCACCTCAGTGAACGCACAGCTCGCGGCCACCCAGCAGGCAGGCCCGAATATCCTGATCGACGGGGGCTTTGAGGGCTACGCCGCCGACGCGCTGATCTACCAGGCTGGAACCGGAACGCTGCGAGCGATCGCCGGTGCCGCTGGCGCCCGTGCGTACGTCGGTTCTCGCGCTGCGCGCCTGCTTCGCACCGGGGCGCCCAGCAATACCAACACGGACAGCTACTTCGATCCTGAGATCCTGACCAACGAAGGGCGCGTGTACCTCGTGGAGGCGTGGCTCAAGAACGATCCGGACGCTGTCGCGCCGGGTGGATCGACGTACTCGATCGGTGTGACTGGCATCAACTCGGCAGGTGTGCGCGCATGGTATTCCGCGCCGACAACTGGTTCGCAGCGAATGGATGCCTTGGCAAATTGGACGAAGATCTCGGGCTACGTCACGATCAGCAACCCCACGGTGAAAGCCCAGCTCTGGGCGACCATCCAAGGCCGCAACGGGCAGACGCCGCAGAATGTCGCACTGCTGATCGACAACGTGATGTGGCAGGACGTGACCGACGCCTATGGGGCAAAGGCGACCGCCGACGCAGCAGCCAGCGGGCTACAAGCCACCAACGCGACAGTCGCCCAGCAGGGTGGCCAGATCACCGCCCAGTCGACGCAGTTGAACCAGGTGCAGGCTGCGGTAGCGGGCAAGGCTGACGCGTCGGCATATCTCCAGTTGGAGGCGAAGGTCAATGCCAATCTCAGCGGAGCAGGCAACATGCTCGCCGCCACGACATTCGCGGATGCAGTGCCGGCGGTAACCACGCCGGGTTGGGCATTTGAGGCAAATACCTCGAACTCACAGAACGTATCCGGCTATGTCCAGACGGACGTAGACGCCGGTGTGCCGACCGGTATGCGCGCCCTGATTCTGACGAAGAGCGGCACGGCAAATGGAAACGGTCATGTCATCTGGCGCAGCACGGCGTCCATTCCCGTAACTCCTGGGAAAACCTACATCGCGTCCGTGTACGCCAGCGGCTATTGGGGTGTGCCGTTCCTGTGGGTGACTGGCGCAGGCATGGAGGTTATCTCGCCGCCATCGATAGCCGGAGGCGGCAATACGCTGGCTGCGTATGACCGCATCTTTGTGAAGTTCAAGCCGCCAGCTGGGTGCAGGGCTGTCGGCTTTCGCTTGGCCTTGGCGCCCGCAGCAGGGAATGGCACCGACTTTGGCCGCTTTGTTCGCCCGATGCTGGAAGAGGTGCAGCCCGGTCAGGACGCACCGTCGCCTTGGTCTGCGGGTGGTCAGGAATCCTTCGCCAGCGTGGGGTTGTACACCGACGTAAACGGCAATATCGCGGGCATCCAGAACAAGAACAATGGCACGACCAGCGAGATCAACATGCTGGCCAACGTGCTGAACATTCTCAGCCCGGGTGCTGCGGACGGGCTGGAGATCCAGAAGGGTTATCTGCGGGTGTGGCGTGGCAACTCCCAGCGGATCATCGGCAACGGCTTCGGTGTCGGCGGTGAAGGGTTGATCGACTACTTCGGCCCCAACGTCGGTGCGGCGGCGGCCAGCAAGGCCAACGCCACGGTCTGGATGGACGTCAATGGCAATGCCTACTGGGGTGGTGCGCTGGCCGCGGGCATCAGGCGCAACGCCGCGCAGTCGACCAGCATTGTCACCATCGGAAACTTCGTCACTGTCGGCCCGTTCGATACCAATGGGCGGAACAAGCAGGTGGTGATCAGCTACAGCCGAACGGTACGAGCCACGAAGAACGCACTCGGCCCCGGAGGATTCCAGCCGGGCGGCGGTACGAACTCGGCCACGGTCAATGTCTATCGTCGCATCGGGGCGGCAGGCGAGGTGCTTTGGGGCCAGGTCCAAGCCGGGGGCAATCTGGACATCCGCAACGAGCCGGATTCGCCCGACGTGCTGATCTCCCGATGGGCCGGGTCACTCACGTTGAACGACAGCGCCGACGGCACGGCACAGAGAACCTATCGCGCTGAGATCGTCGCGTTTTCAAGTCAGAGCTACAGTCACGATTCTGGCAACTGGGACGCTTCAACCACGTCGCAGAGCCTATCGATCGTGTCGGTTGAAGATTGACCGCTGAAGCGGTGGCCAGCGTATCCATGCCACCGCACAACCTGGAGAGATATATGCAATTTCGCGCAAAGCTGCAGATGAAGATGGAAATGGCCGATCAGCCTGGCGTTGTGACGCTGAACTTCGTCCCGATCGAGGCCGGGGTGCCCCAGCTCACCCTGACGGTGGCACCAGCGGCAGCTGCAGGGTTGGTTACCGGACGCAGCTACAAGTTCACCGCGGAGGAAGATCAGGACGAGAGCGCTGCCTGATCACGCCACTTGGTCGAGCAGGGCGGGCTGGTTGTTCCGCGGCGTGTTCACCGCGCGACTGACGCGATAGGCCGCCATTGCCGGCGGCTCGCTGGCCAGCAGCATTGCCATCGCTTCGTCGGGCTCGGCCGCCAGCCACTCATCGGCCTGGCCAGCCGTCAGCCAAACCGGCATCCGGTCGTGGATATCGGCAGACACGCCACTGCTGTCACCGGTGATCACGGTGAAGGTGCCCAGATTGTCTGGGTCGAGCAGGGGACTGGTGTCTTCCCAGAGGCCGGCGGCCAGCAGCGGCCCGGTCGCGTGGATGAACCATGGATCCTTCTTGCCGTCCTCGGCGTTGACCGACCACTCATAGTAGCCGGCCATGGGGATCAGGCAGCGCCGCTTCTTGAACGCGGACCGGAAGGCAGGCTTGGTGGCCACCGTCTCGATGCGGGCATTGATCGTGGAGCCCTGCAGCTTCTTGGCCTTGGCCCAGAAGGGGAGCAGGCCCCACGAAAGGCGGGTGACCTGCAGGCCGGTGCCGCGATCGAGGATCACCGAGGCGCGCTGCGCCGGCGCCAGGTTGTAGCTTTCGGGGATCGACATCAGGTCGCCGACCAGCTGGGGGAAGCCCAGGGTGTCAGCGTTTCGGATCGGGGTCTGGACGAATCGGCCGCACATTGTGTGATCCCGTGCCCCAGTCAGGGACGCTTCTTTCGCATCACTTTGACCGGTCCCGCGTGATTATCCGATGCCCGGCCAGTGAAGGAGATCGCCATGACGCCCGGCGCCGAGAGAATTCTCGACCATTGGGCGGCCGCCCCGGATTTTCGCCAGATTACCGTCCGAGAGGCCGCGCGGCAGCTACAGGAGTTGGTGCCCAGCTATCCCCATCCCTCCGATCACCCCGTGGCGATCTGCGTCAATGGCTACCGGTGGTTCGGCTCCGAAATGGAAGCGGTTGCCGACGCCATCTATTGCACGGCGCGAAGGCCTCATCGGCTGGATGAGACGCTGGCCGGCCCGCATTGGGACGTGGAACGCGATGATGAAGGCCGCTGGTCGGTGCCGGGCATGTGCTTGGCCCGTGTCCATGCCGAACGAGCCTCCGACCGCCTCCACACGACCTGATCTCGGCAGCCCAGTTGGACAGCTCTGCCGGCCGCAGGCCATAGTTGCTAGACCTAGTCCTTACGGCCACCCATGAGCATCCTCAATGTCCTGATGACGCCGGAGCGAGCATTCGTGGCCGTCGATACCCTTGCTCAAGACGCGGTCAGCGGGGAGGTCTCAGAGGGTGCCAAGCTGCTGCTGATCCCCCAGCACAACATCGTCGTTGCTGGGCGGGGATCCGGGCAGTTCTTCCTCCGCATCTATCAACTGTGTCTTGAGGCCAGCTTCCGGAAAGCTTTCAGCATTGAACAGATCATGCGGGAGGTCGGGCCGGTTATGGATCAGCTGTGGCCCAACTACGTCCAGGCAGCCCTAGACGCCGAGATGGATCTCGATCAGCTGCAGGCGGAAATCGTGGTGGTCGGTTGGTCCAAGGCCCAAGGCCGGATTGTCGGCAGCGCGTACGCGAAGTCAGATGTCGAGCACCACGCACGTGTCGCTGCGCTGGTGGGCGGGATTGCTGCGCCAGGTCAGCCGCTGCGGGATCTCCCCGATAGCTTCCATCCCGACGCGATCCTGGCCGCTGGGCGCCGGCAAGCCGAGTATGTGAATGCTGAAGAGGGGCGGCACGTAGCCGGCGGGCGGATCATCGCCGCCTTCCTGCAGCGGGGTGAGGCGATTGTGCGGGATCTTGGCGCCGTCTGACAGGCTTAGCCTGTGCCTTCGTGCGTCTCTCACGGACCGCGGGCACTGCGGCAGGCTTCGCACGGGCACGCTGGGTCTGCCGGATCCGGGAGCCGCAGGCAGCTCAGCCCGGGTGATGGGGCGCCTGAGCAGCGGCCCGCCGGCACTCCATGTCAAGACTGGCCTGCGAACCCCAGCCGGGGTAGCATCCCGCCCCCCTCTGGCGGTGCCGGGGCAATTGGATACACTACCCCGCATGACGAGCATCACCATCCCAGGTGGCTTGCTGGTTGCCATCGAGGGAATCGATGGCGCCGGCAAATCGACCTTGGCCAAAGGTCTTACCGATCGGCTCACGGCAGCCGGCGTAACCGTGTCCACCAGCAAGGAGCCCACCAACGGTCCTTGGGGCATGAAACTGCGAGAATCGGCCTCTTCAGGCCGCCTGAGTCCCGAGGAAGAGGTGAAGTACCTTCTTGCCGACAGGCGGGACCACGTCGAGCAGTTCATCGAGCCAGCTCTGCGCCGGGGCGAGGTGGTCATTCTTGATCGCTACTTCCCGTCCATGGTGGCGTATCAGGGTGCGGCGGGCGTTCCGGTCGACGAGCTATCTGCTGCCAACGCCTTTGCTCCCCGTCCGCATTTGATGCTTTTGTTGGACGTGGAGCCAGCAATAGGCTTGGAGCGCATCAGAGCGCGCGGTGACCGACCCAATCACTTCGAGAATGAAGAAAACCTCGCGCTGTGCCGCCAGATATTTCTGGAGATGGCCGAGCGATCCAAGTTCGTGGTCAACGCCAGCAAGTCCGAGGTCGAGGTGTTGGAAGACTCATATGCTCTTGTGATCCGGCAGTTTGCGCAGAACCTGGGCACAGTGTCAGTTGAGAACGTTGAAAAGCTTGGCGCGCTGATGGCTGGCCACCTCGCCTGAAGGTAGTCTTGGTTGGATCGCAATCCCTGAGACGCCCGGGCGTATCCTGCGCCCATGCTCCCGCCCTGCAACTTCACCGATTTTATGACCGCCCCTCAGCCTCAGGGTTGGGTGCAGCGCGGTGACCACTGGGGGCTGTGGTGGCGAAATCGTCAGATCGCCTGCGTGCAGCCCGGCGCTCATGGGGTTCGTGTTGTCTTGTCCTGCAGGAAGCTGTGGCAGGACAAGGAGGTCGGGGCGGCGACCATCGCCCAGGGCAAACGTTACGCGGAGCGGTGGTGCGCGGCGCGAGTGCTGATTGGTGTGCCGCTGAAGGAAGCCGTGGCGCAGCTCGTGGCGAAGGATGGGCCGGCCCGCAAGCTCTCCCGCATCGAGATGCAGCAACAGAGACGCCTGGACGCGATCCCGAACCCGAAGCTGTAATGGTGCCAGTCAGCCGGCGTTGCCTCCGTATCGGCGCGTGCGACCGCCGGGGGCGACAGTGGCTGCATGGATCAGAAGAGCATTGGCAAGGCGCGCTGGGCGCGCGCGAGGGCGGCTTCGCTATGGCAGCAGGCCGACGATCTAGACAGCATTCGCAGCGGCGACTGGCGGGCGAGGGCGACTCGCCGGCGCGGTGCCGACCGGCTACGCGCCGAGGCAGCGCGGTTCGAAGGCATCGCCAACCGGCTGTAGCCTTTGGACGACGGCGGGGCCGCCTGATTGGCCGACCCCCCAACTGACCCCAGGCCACTGGTAAGTCGTTGATTTCCTGAGGCCGCCAATGATCGCGGGTGGTCGGCTTAGTCGTTGTTTCTGTTGATCTTCCGCGACGTTGACATGGTAGCGGTCGGATGGACACAGGGTTGCTTAGACCGATCGATGTGCTTCATGGCTGTCCGATGTATGTGCCCCAAAAACTGAACGCTGAATCCTAAGGCCATTTTTGTAACGACTGCTTGACAGTGTTGTCAGTATTTGTATAATCCTTCGTCTATCCAACTAGACAACGCTCCCGAAGCGACGGAGCTATCTCTATGAACAGTCAGAACATCTTCCAGATGCTGAGCAACGATCCGGTTGAGTTCAACATTGACGCACTGAAGGCCAAGCTGGCCGTGGCGCTAGTCGCGCTTTGTCGCGATGAGAACCTCACGCAGGCGGCCATTGCAGAAAAATTGCAGGTCAGTCAGCCGCGCGTGAGCAACCTATTTCGAGGTCGCTTGGAAAAATTTTCGATCGACTCACTCTTGAGCATGCTTATCCGCAGCGGCTACAAGATTGAAACGAGCTTTGATCCGACCAACAAAGCGATGCCGATTTCGCTGGAAGTAAAAAGGGCGGCGCTCTAAGAGCGCCGCCTCCCGGTTAGATCATCTTCAGTCGAGCTTCAACCGTGCTGATAAGGGCACGATCTGTACCTTCTGCCGTCTTCTTTCCAGCGTAAAGAATGATCATTTTGCCTGCTTGCTTCATCGTGTAAACCACACGAAGCGCCGGGCTTCCCTTAAGCCTGATCTCCATCGCGCTGTAGCCTTTCGACACGTGGAGGTGTCGAATGTCTAAGCTTGGCGCTTGTCCATCGGTCAGGAATGAGATGCACGTGGCGATTTGCTTCGCTTTGGATCTCGGGACCGATGAGTAGAGCTCTTCCAGCTCTTTCCTGGCACCCCCAACGAAGTGAAGTTCGCGGGTTTGAACGTTCCTGCTCTGATTACTGTCGTCGTTTTCTGTACCCATGGTGTGTCAATACCTCGTAGATGATTAGTCGTCGTTTCATATGTCTTCTCACTTTGTGGGAGTGGACAAGCCTGCCGGAATTGGCAGGCACCGGCATGTTATGCCTACGTGTATAATATTTGCAAGCAAAATGTGATCGCGATCATATTCTCGGCTAGGCCGCTTTTACTTGGCTGAGGTGAGGCTGCCCTCGCAGAAGTTCTGCCACGCGCTCATGAGCAGGCGACGTTTCTCGACCAACGCGCCACGACGGTAAGCGGCCTCTGTCTTGTCTCTTATGGCATGCGCCAAGGCCATCTCTGCGACGTCCCTAGGGAAGTCCGTCTGCTCCGCCGCCCAGTCTCGGAAGCTTGAGCGAAAGCCGTGCACGGTGAAGGGCAGGCCGAAGCCCTTAGGGGATGGCTTCTGGAGCAGGTAAAGCATTGCATTCTCCGACAGCGCGAACGGCGGAGCGGAGCGGGGCAGGCCGGCAAGGATCGCTGCAGCCGCCGGCGTCAGGGGCACGACATGCTCCCGACCTCCTTTCATTCGTGACGCCGGTACGGTCCACAGCATTGCGTCTAGATCGAACTCGGCCCACGTGGACCCGGTAACCTCCTCGGTACGGGCCGCCGTGAGGATGGTGAAGCGGAGCGCCCGTCGCGACTTCGCGTCGCGTTCCGGCAGCCTGGCCATGAAGGCAGGCACATCGACGAACGGCATGGCCGCATGGTGCCGCTTCGGCTTGACCTTGCTTGGCTTGGGGAGGAGGTTCTCCAGGTGCCCGCGCCAGCGCGCTGGGTTATCCCCATCGCGCAGCCCGTGAACCTTCGCCCAGTCCAGCACGCGCTCGATGCGGCCGCGCACGCGCGTAGCTGTCTCAGTCTTGGTGGACCAGATAGGCTTTAGGCATGCCATTACTAAGGTGGTGTCGACCTGTGCGATCGGCAGCGATTCGGGTGGGCCGTAATCCCTGAGCGACTGGACCCACTGGTCGGCCTGGGTGTCGTTCTTCCAGCCAGCGCGGTGCGCGTCGATGTAAGCCTCCGCAGCCTGGCCGAAGGAGGCCCCTGCGCTCCTGGCTGCCCGGCGGGCGTCGATGGGATCCTCGCCGCCGGCGAGGTGCTTGCGATGCTCCAGCGCCGCGGCACGCGCTTCTTGCAGGCTGACCACCTGAGTGGAGCCCAAGCCCATCTCTCGTAGCCGGCCACCGCGGCGGAAGCGCAGCACCCATGACTTCGATCCGGTCGGCTTGACCAACAGGTATAAGCCACCGCCGTCGGCGTGATAGCCTTGCTTCGTCAGGGTTTGGACCGCCCTGGCGCTGAGCCGGTTGATCGGGCGCGCCATTAAAACCGTCCCATACTTTGTCCCATACTTCCGGGCGCGATTGAGTGAGACGGCATGGTATGGGTGTGGAGTCGCACGGACTGATACGCCTAGCTATAGAGCCAACATGAGGCGCAGTGAGACGACACAATCGGCCACTCTCTCCGCCAATCATGTATAACTCATTGATTCTAAATGTGAATTTTTGATGTGTCCTGATTGGCAGGCGGAAAGCATGCAGAGGCGACAATCGCATGCGCATCCCTCACCATTTGAGTCGGTCCGAGACCGGTCGCTGGTCGTTCGTCCAGCGCGTTCCCGTCGACCTTCAAGCCGTGCTCGACTGCCGGCTGATCAAACGAACTCTTCGAACGAAAGACCTGGCTCAGGCCCACGTGCGTGCGGTCGTGCTGGGTGCAGGCTATGCTCGGCTCTTCGCACAGTTGAAGGATCAACGCGTGGCCAAGCTCAGCAAAACGGATGCTGACCTCCTGATTGACCGTTTGACGAGCGCTGAGAACCTTCGAGAGCTCACGTTGAACCGGACCCGGGCAACGGACGGGACGGTCACGGAGCAGTGGCAGATCGACAGCCCGAAGGACTTGAAGCTCTACCGGCAGCTCATGGAGTTGGAAGCGATGGCGGCAACGCTCCAGCAGCCTGAAGCTGCCCACCGGGGGCCGACCCGCGAGATCTGGCCACAGGCGACCCGCGCGCCCGCAACACCGCCGGCCCAGGCGATTGAGACGATCACGCTGGGAAAGGCGCGCGATGCCTTCTTGGCGACGCTCAAGCCCTCAACTCTGCCCAAGACCTACACGATCAAGAAGACCGCGATCGAGGCATTGGTGGCGTTCTTGGGGGCAAAGGCCAAGGTCCACACCATCACGCGCTCGGACTTGGCCCGCTGGTATCAGGACATGCGGGAGAAGGGGGCTTCCACGCCCACTCTCACGAACAAGCAGTCCTACATCGGCGGCAAAGGCGGGTTCTTCGAGTGGGCCATGGCCTCTGGTCACTACCCGCGGGGCGACAATCCGGCTTCGGGCCATGTGAGCTACTCCCAGCGCGAGAAGCGCGCCCGGAAGAAGCTGGGTTTCAAAGCCTACGATAGGGAACAGATTCAAGCTCTGTTCGCGCCCGAGGCCCTGGCCAAACTGTCCGAATCGGCCCGCTGGGCCTCGCTCATTGGGCTCTACACCGGTGCAAGGGCGTCCGAAGTCGGGCAGCTCCTCATCAAGGACGTGTTTGAGGAAGACGGCATCCCATGCATTCGCATCTCAGACGAGGGCGAGCACCAGAAGGTCAAGACCGAAGTAAGCCTTCGCACGGTGCCGCTCCACCCCGAGCTCATCAAGATGGGCTTCCTAGAATGGGTGGGCAGCAAGCGTAGAGTCGGTGAAACGAGGCTTTTCCCGGCTGCCAAAGCGGCGGCTGTGAACGGGCAGGGCAACTGGATCACCAAAGCGTTCAGTCGGCACTTGGCTGAGGTGGGGAAGGGCTGGGAGCCTGCTAAGCGTGGGTTCCATTCGCTCAGGAAGACGTTTATCCAGGAGTTGCAGGGGGCTGGCGTGGTCTCGGAGCTCCGGGCACAAATCGTGGGGCACGAGCTTGATGATGAGCACCATTCAACCTACAGCCGAGCCTTCACGGTGGTAGAGAAGTTGAGCGGCCTTGGCGAACTGTCGCCTGGACTGAAGAAGTTGAGCTACAAACTAAGCAACACCAAGTGATATTGGTCGAATCCGTAAACTCTTGTTACCGTTCCGTATATCACGTTCCGACGGACGCTTGCCCGTGGTAGGGTTGATACTGTTGGGTGGATTCTTCAAGCCGTTTCACTACTAAGAACCGGCCGTCGCCATTGGCAGAATCGTCGCTTTGTTGATAGTCCAAGGTCACTTCACTCAGTGCAGGGCGCAGATGCGCCTCTGACCTCAACCGGAACCTAGTGATGAACACGCCCTATGCGGGGGCTGTCAGAAAATAGATAATCGCTAGACCAACATCCATGAACTGGGACGAATGATGCTCAAAGGTGATGCAAAGATTGATGTGCCTGTTTATGGGGATGATTCCGAAGATACGGGCGAAGGTCCGATCATGCATGGGATCCTGATCACCCCTAAGGACCTCAAGCCAGTCCCAGGAAAGCCAGGGGTTTATGTAGCCAAGCATGAATATCCCGAGGTCACAGTGACCGTGACGGTCCAGCCCGACGGCAGTACAAATATTGAGACGGATCCGGAATCCGACATTTTCGAAAACACATTGCACGCCTGAGAACCCCTGGGCAGGACGAAGCCCGGCGGATTAGTGTCATTGAATTGTTTCAATTCCAGCATGGATTGGAATGCAAGATGGCTCAGTGGAAGTTGTACGAAGTACCAGTTGTTTTCAGATGCCGCAGAGTCTGGCAGGAGTGCTCCATTCATGGTGCTTCATTGCGCCGCGTGAACTCAAGGCTTGTCGTTGCGTGACATTGGATGCTGTATGTCTATCGTCTAACAAATGGGTAGAGCCATGGATGAGATTGATCTGGGCGGAAGAAAGGTAATCGTGGTTCAACTGGTGTACTTCACCAAAGACTTCCCGTGCTCGGAATTTAGGTTCTACGCTCCTTCAGATTCTTGGCTTTCCACGGGACACAAGAGCGTAGGCGAGTTGGTTGCTCGGCTGCCAAAGAAGATCACCGTCAAGACGATTTCCGAAAGAGATGGTTGGGCTCCTGTCGAGTCAGCAAAGAGCATGATTCGTGATCCGGCTATGTTGGCAATTGCGCGTGCGGTCGTCTGGAAGATGCCTACTATGGGCGTGAGTAAGCTTGATATCTTGCCGCAGGTGGAGCCATACGATAACGATGAGCAGCTAGGCATGTCCTTTTGGATCGTTGATTCAGGCTTGAATAACGTGCTATCGGTCGCTCAGACTCTCGGTATGGTAAGGGCCGAGTTCGAGGATGAGTTGGACAGGTTGAAGGGGTAAATTCAGAAAAGCTCTTGATCTTTCCATCGAACTACCTTACTTGAAACTTCATCGCTTCTTACGGCTTTGAAGTGTTCTCTACATATCGTGGTCGCTCTGTCCGCTTCTAGTTTGGCTTCCTCGACCGGAAGTCGAGCTAGGGCGGCTACAAATGCTCTGATCCAAAAGGCTCCATTTTTCATTGACGTGCGCTCGGGTGGGGTGGCTCTTATTATCAGTCCTTCGGGTGCTGTCAAGTACTCGCTGCCTAGGTCGACGGCAATTAGGAGGCGTGGGCCCTTGGTTCAATGCTAAAAGGCGTGGTGGTCCCGTAGGTTCTTTATCATCTCAGCTAGTATTGGGTTCTACGTGAGAGAAGAAGTCGACAGTTGAGGCTGAAGGGCGATAGCCTCCGGTTTTTGGCCGGTAACCGTCCCATGAGCATCCTCAATGTGTTGCTACGCCCCGACCAACTGCTCATTGCGGTCGACACTTGGGCAGAGGACGCGCTGACCCAGAAGCCGTCGGCAGGCGCCAAGCTGCTGCTCATCCCGCAACACAATTTAGTGCTGGCCAGCCGCGGCTCAGCCCAGTTTTTCTTGAAGATCTACGAGCTGTGCCTTCAGGCCAGCTTCCGCGCGGATTTCACGATGGAGCAGCTCATGGCCGAGCTGGGGCTGGTCATGGACCACCTTTGGCCGAACTACCTTCAAGCGGCTGCGGAGGCGGGCATGGCGCGGGACATCCTGCATAGTGAGCTTGTTCTGGGCGGCTGGTCACCGAAGGCGGATCGGATGATGGCGACGGCCTATGCAAAGGATGCGGGCGGTGATCCAGCACGGGTGCAGCCGCTGGAAGGCGGCCTAGCGTCACCTGGGGAACCATTGCGCGGTCGTCCGGACAGCTTCGAACTTGAGGCCGTCCTGGGGGCCGGCCGGCTGCAGGCGGCCTACCTCAACAAAAGCGTGGGTCGGACCGTTGCCGGGGGCAGGCTGCTGGTCGCTGATCTGCGCAACGGACAGGCGATCATCACCGATGTGGCAGCAATCTGATGCTAGGACGCCATCAGCCGATCTGGTTCAAGCCAATCCGGCGTCCCTTGCGAACGCACGCGCCGAAGCCCTCGCTCATACTCGCGGCGGGGCGACCAAGCCACAAATTAGGCCCGTTGCAAGGCAGCTACATCCATCTGAGGTTCAGTCCCTCCGCGTGCGAGCCAAGAATTCATCGAAGTGCGCATTGCTGATGACTTGGCGAGTCCCGCAGCCCCGGCAATAGAGAATCGCACCCCCAGTAACGATTTCCAGATCCGGGGAGTCGGTGGCGTCCACCAGTCGCTCGCAACTCAGGCAGGTCGCTTTCACCGCGGTGACCCTACTTACCAAGCCACTTTCGCGGTCACAGTCGGCGGACGCATGGCGTAGGAGGAAAAGGCCTGTATATGGCATTTCGCGGTGGCCTCTCGTCGGGCTTCGACGAACTGGCGTGGAGTAGACACCTTGGCAAGTTTGCCAACGGTGAGTGTTCGGTCAACTCTGTGTCATCGTCTGTGAAGACACCGAGCCGCGCAGCAGCTGTTGGCTTCTTGCCATTGGTGTGCTCTGCTCGGCGCGTTTGTGTCTAAGCCCTCCCGTCACGCCGAGCTCTCGGGGTTCACGGCGTGACGTTGCGCAGGCTAAGGGCGGGGAAGGGTGGGTGACCGGACCGGCAACCGAGTGCACCGAGACCGGGCGAACTTTGTCTGGCCCCGTTTGCTCACCCGTTGGCCAACTGCGCCCACAGCACCAATGCGAGCATGGGCAGCGCTTGGAGCAGAACGAGCGTTCCGATGCCGCCAAGGACGGTGAGAAGACCCATGATCCACCACTGCCCCACGTTGAATCCCAAATCGCGTTCTCGAGCCGCGTAGGCCTCTTTGGGAAATGTACGTTCGGCGCGCCTAGTCATGTAGCTCGCCCCGAGCGGTCCCACCACGAAGCCAAGCGGACCAAGCAGGATGAGGGAACAGGCATACCACACGAAGAAGCGGGTTCGTGGGGTCATCAGCTTCTTCTGCCGGGGCGCATTCAACGCCGGCGCGTCAAAGTGGGAGGCAAGAGGGCGGCTCTTCATTGAGCGTAGGCCCTCCAAGTGCCGTTTGCCTTCGCATAGCGCAGGTTTTTGTCGATCGGCAGCGATACCCGGTTGCCCATCATGTCCATCACGACGGTGCCTCGCGTGTCGCACCGGTAGCCTTCCATGTCGTCGGCCTTCTTGCAGCCGGTCAGGGTGAACCCGTCGATCATGACGACGGGGGCCGAGGCGCTTTGCGCCATGAGATCAGCCAGGGCCTGCCGGGCTTCCGCCGCGGAGGGCTCGCCGCTGCAGGCGGTCAAGCAGAGGGCCGCCGCAGCGGCCAGGATCCATGCCTTCAT